CCATTAATAGTCTTCATATGTATCAATACGAGGGCAACCCGGTTCTTCTACTTTAATTGTCATTAACATTCCTTCGTCATCATATCCTGTGCCTATGTACATTGGAACACAACCTACATCTTCTGTTGTTGTGCAGCCAACTAACAAAGACAAAAAACCGACAAATACAAATAAAATAATTAAATTAAAAATTATTTTCATCTTCAACCTCCTTTATACACTCAGCAATAGCTGCTACGCATTGTGGTACAACAGCATTACCCATACATTTTAATCTATCCTTACGATTATTAACATTTGATGCTACTCTAGGTATATCAGGTTCAATGTCCCAATAAGACACATTTGAATGAACCTCATCTTCTTCATCAATGCTTGTGTGATTAATTGGAAAACCCATTAACCATTCAACCCAAGCTGGATTTAAAGTTTTAGGTGATTCGCCTCTAACTCTTGGATCATTGCCTAACATTTTTTGTGTTTTATTTCCTGGTTTACCAGCATGATCTTCGTTAGCTGAAGGAGTTGGAAATAATTCTTTATGCAGCCTATCTTCCAATGCTCTTACTTTGTCGGGAAGAGAATTAGTCTCAGTTCTTCCTTTCTTTTTTAATGTTTCCGGTTTTCTTGCACCTTTCCAATCTCTTGCAGTTGGAGTAGGAAACATACACACAGCCTGTTCTAATTTTGATTTATAACCTTTTCTTTCTAACTGGCCTTCTACAGAGTGCATAGAATCGTTCATTCCATTACTTGCTCTAGGTGTTGGAAAAATAGCTGGTTCTCCTGTCCATTCTATTTCTTCAACAGATGTAATTTCTTCGTCATATTTTAATTCTTTTAAAAATGGTTTAATTTTATTCCAATCTTCTATAGATGGATGACTAAAACCAGCCTTATCTTTTCTAAACCAATGCTCAATAGTAGTTCTCTTTATATCAGTATTGTCATTTAATTCTTTTACAGATGTCTGACTTCTTAAATATTTTACAAACTCTTGCTGCTCAGGAAGTTTATTCCTAGTAACCATAATATGATCTTTAAAGTTATTTAATAAATCTGGATCATTTTTTATTTCTTCAATCATTACTTGATCAACCAAAGAAACCTGTACCATTTCACCTGACGCTCTTTTATTTTTTCCCTGTAATAATTTAGTTGCATGTTTTAAAGCATCATCCTTACCATCCATTGTGGTTGGCGTTCTCCAAATTTTATGCTCTTCGTAAGAAACTGCGTCAGCTAATTTAGCACCAAATTTTTGTCCTGTTTTTTTTCTAGTAACAGAGTAACCTGTATCTGTTTCTTTTACATAATGCCCTACACCAGGAAAGTAGTCTGTTGCTTTAGGAGTTGGCCACATTCTATTAGGCTGATCGTCTAAACTATCGGTAACAGCTGCATTAAGGCTCCATCCATGTGTTCCATTTAACATAGAAGGAGAGGGTTTCTCACTATATGCCATACGGCTAGTCGCTCTTGGAGTGGGCCACAACAAAACATCGTTGTCTTTGGTGACGGGCTTTGACGGAGACAGCACCAAATACGAAAGTTTGAACTTGGTAGTTTGCATCTTCCAAGTCAGCAACCGTACGGGAGAGTCCCATCTCCATGTTAACAAACCCTTGCACATTTTCTCCAATGATCCATCTAGCCTTGGGCGTGAGACTTTTAATAACTCGTAACATTTCCGGCCAGAGATCTCGGTCATCTTCCGATCCCTTTCTCTTTCCTGCTCCACTCCAAGGCTGACAGGGGAATCCTCCAAGAACAATGTCAATTTCTCCGATTTTTGATCTTTCTTTTTCATAATTAAACTCCTTTATGTCACCGTAAACAGGTACATCTTTCCAATTTTTTTTAAGAACTTTTGTACAATACGGATCTCTCTCCACAAATGCAGCACACTCGTAATCTTGGCCAAAACCTATTTCCATGCCAAGAGACATTCCTCCAACACCAGCAAATAGTTCTAAGCCTCTCATATTAAACTCTTTCAATTCCAGTTTTTACTTTTATATGAGAGCTGTCTAAGATATCAATTTCGCTTTCTGATTTACTTTTCATAAGTTGATCCCAAGAAGTATTAATAATTTCATCAATCATTTTTATTTGAGATTTACCTTTATCTTTTGCTAATACTCTGAGTTTAGCTAGTGATTGAGTATATATTCTAGCAGTAGAATAGTTTAAACATTTTTCTTGCATTTTTACTCCTCTCATTAGGTTTACATACAGATGTAAACTAATTTGAATCTTGAGTAAAGTATAAACTAAATTAGAAATATAATTCTATTAACTTAAAAAACAAAAATTAATTCTTTTGCTCTTGTATTATTTACTTAATAGATGTAAAAGAAAATATATTTTAATTAATTTAAACAATTTTTATGGAGTTCAAACATGATTAACACAGAAGATATGTTGTTTATTAAAGACAATAAATCGATTTTAACAAACTATTCTAATGAAAGACTGTTCGATTTAAAAGTTCAGTTAAGCGAGGTTAGGAAATTATCAAATATAGTAGAAGATTATGTAGACAGATGTTTAGACAGGACAATTGGTCAACAGCTGCAATCTGAATTATACGGAAAAAAGAAAGATGTTGGGTCTGCCACTTTTAATCCTGATGAGGATACAAAAGTTGTAGCTCGAATAACATCAACTGATAGTTGGGACAAAGATATGCTTCGTGACTGCTATCAAAAATTATCCGAAAAATTTGATGAGGAAACACTAAACAATATTTTTCAGTTTAGTGTCCTAGCCTCTGCATATAACAATGCATCACCAACTATTAAAAAAGAACTACAAAAATGTAGAACTCGTAAGATCGGGGAAAACATTAAATATAACGTAACAATCAAGAGAGGATAATTATGAAGTTAGTTACACCAAAAGAACGTCTAGAACAAAAAAGTGGGGTCAAGGCAGTTGTTGCTGGACCCCCTGGTATTGGTAAGACATCATTACTTTTACAACTTAATCCAAAGAAAACAATATTTGTTGACCTAGAGGCCGGAGATTTATCAGTTCAAACATTTAAAGGATTGACCCTTCAGCCTGAAAACTGGAACGAATGTAAAACTCTTGCAGTTTTAGCTGGTGGTCCAAACAATGCTATTAAATCAACATCAAATGATAATATAAAAGCATATTCACCTGAAATGTATGAGCAAGTAGTTAAAATGTTTCCTGAGCATCATAAAGCTTTACAAGAATGCGATACCATATTCATTGATAGTATAACTGTTGCATCAAGATTGGCCTTTACACATGCAAAACAAGACCCAGCCAATTATACAAAGACAGGTGCTATAGATACTCGTGGTGCTTACGGTCAAATGGGTAGAGAGATTATGGAATGGTTAATTCACTTGCAACACATCAGAGATAAAAATGTTATTTTCTGCTGCATTTTAGAAAAATATGAAGATGATTTAGGCCGAGAACAATTTCAATTACAGATGGAAGGTAGAAAAGGACCTCAAGAATTACCTGGAATTGTTGATCAAATGATTATTTATGATTTTGTTCCTGAGCAAGATAAAGACGGTAATGTTGTTCAAAAAAGAACATTTTTATGTAGATCAGAGGTTCATCCTTTGGCAAAAAGCCGTTCTAAACTTATAAACGAAAACGGTTATGAGCCAAATGATCTAAACGCACTTTTAACTAAACTTTCAAATGATAATCAAGGAGATAAATAATGGTAAATTTTAATGAATTTGAAGATGATACACAAATAAATGATAAACCTTCGCTTATTCCAGACGGGACTATTGTTCCTGTTTTAGTGGAGATTGATAGAAACAATACTATACCTGAACCTGTTACTATTAATGGCGAAACTTACCCAGCTAATTTATTAAGAAAATCTCAAAACGGCGGCATGCATTATATCGCTGTAGCCTACAAAATTACAGGTGGTGAGTATTTTAAAAGAATTATTTGGGATAATCTAAATATCGCTTGTTCTGGAGAAATGACTGATGGCCAACAAAAAGGTATTAAATTTGCCCATCAAAAAATTAAAGGTTTAATACAGTCTCATTGTGGTTTATCAAGCACTGATAAATCTGAGAAAGCTCAAAATATACTTGCTAACTTTATACCCGGTAATGATTACTTTAAGCTTGAAGGCATCAATGCAGTTGTTCGAATCGATTTTCGAGAAGGAGAAATGTATAAAGATAAGGCAACTGGTGAAATGGTTAAGGGCAAAGATAAAAACGCTGTTGCCCCTTGGGGTGTTTTGCGTGCAGATGATGGTCAAGATTACAGTAAATTTATTGAGTTCTTTGAAAATAAACCAGTTAATACTGAACAGTCTGTTTCTCAGCCAAGTCCACAGCCAACTTTTTCACCTGATACAGATAAAGCAGAATCAGAAAAGCAAAGTATTGCCACTGATATGCCTAACTGGGGTTAATTATGAATGCTAGTAAAACGCAATTAGAAATTCAAAAATTACAAAAGATATCAAAAAAGATTAAAGATATTGATGTAATGATTAATGATTGCGTTAACTCTCTTTCAGATAAGATTTCTACAGGCGAGATACCACATGTAGAGACTCGTGGCCGCAAGGTTAATGAGGAAGCGCGTAAAAAGATTAAAGATCTTCTTTTTACGGAAGGTAAATCGGTGACTGAAGTAAGTAAGATTACTGGAAAATCTAAAGCTTATATTAGTCAAATGAAGTCTGTCTTGAAAGATTAGCATGGAAAAGCGCCTGGTATTTTATCCCAATTTCTACTGGGCGCTTTTTTAATGTGGAAACCTAATTCAAAAGAAATTAACGGCAAAAGATTTTGTGGGTTATGTGGCTTCTTAGGTCATCATCACTTTGGACTGTACGATAACTATCGTAAAAAAAATATCGGTTGGGTTTGTAAAAAAAAACAACAAGATTATGTAAATAATATTTTAGGAGGAGATATGAAAATTAAAGAAGCAGATAAAGTTCAAACTTGGAATTGTGTAGAAGAAACTGTAAAAAATCAGTTATTTAATTTTTTAAAAGATGAGGGATTGTTTAATAAATCATTTAAAGAAATAGAAAAAAGTGATGCAATTAGATTAGTCTATTGTGTTTTAGAGGGATATAGAGATAATTTAAATAAGAGAATCAAAGTGGATGCAATTAGAGAAGCTGAGGATCAATTAGCTGATGAGTTCTGGGGGCCAGATGACCCTATCCCGTGGATGGAGAAAGAGGACTAAAGAGAGGAGTACATGGTTAATTTCAATGAACAGTCTCACGATGGTGATGTTTCTGATTTAATTAACACTTATATTGATAAGAAATTAGAAGAAGATAATCAAAAACAAGAAAGAAGAAAATATATTGGAGGATCCAGCATTGGCGATCCTTGTAAAAGAAAGCTGCAATATAGATTAATAGCTGTTGAACCAGACAAAAATTTTGAGGGTAAAACTTTAAGAATTTTTCATGCAGGTCATGCTTTCGAAGAAATGGCTGTAGGATGGTTAACTAGAGCCGGGTGGGAGTTAAGAGATAGAGATAGGCATGGTAAACAATTTGGATTTAGTCATGCTGATGACAAAATAAAAGGTCATGTAGATGGTATTATTACAAACAGCCCTCTTAACGAAAAATATCCTTATCTTTGGGAATGTAAATCAGCCAATGATTCTACTTGGAAAAAATTTAAAAAAAATGGTGTAGAAAAAACTAATAAAATTTATTACGCACAGGTTATTGTTTATCAATTATTCATGCAGTTAACTGAAATTCCGGCTTTATTTACTGTAGTAAATAAAAATACTCAAGAGATATATCACGAAAGAGTTCCTTTTAATTCTGAGTTTGCTCAACAATGCACTGATAATGCAGCGCTAATTATAGAAGCTACCGAGCATAAAGAATTAATGCCTCGTATAGCCTTTGAAAGAGATCATTTTAATTGTCGGTTTTGTGAGTTTAACGTTCGTTGTTGGGAAATAGATGGAGAATAATAAAAATATCGATATAGAATTATTTAAGAGAGAGTGTTCATCTCGTCTCTCTCAAATATTTTTTCATCTTTTTCCTAACGGTAAAATAAGAGGTAAAGAGTTTATAGTAGGAGATTTAGACGGTTCTCCTGGAGACTCTGTTTCATTTAACTTAGATTCTTCCAAGCTTGGTGTAGGAGGTGAGTTTAACTCACTTGGCGGTCACAAAATGTTTTCAGACTTTATAGAGGTTTGGAGATATAAAAAGAACGTAGACTTTATTACAGCTGTTAAAGATATCGGAGAGTTTATTGGTAATCCAATTGAAACATCTTTGCCACCAAAAGTAGAAAAATCAACACCTAAAGACAAAGGTAAAGTTGTAGCTGAACATAGTTATACAGATAAACATGGTAATTTAATTTGCACAGTAATAAGAAAACAATTTGCTGATGGAAGTAAAAGTTTTTTACCAAAATTAGCTAGTGGTGATTTTAAAATGCCTTTGGTTAGGCCTTTGTATAATCTTCCAGAGGTTGTTTCTTCAGAAACTGTAATAATTGTTGAAGGTGAAAAGTGTGTAGATGCTTTAAAAACAATGGGATATGTTTCTACTTCAGCAATGGGTGGATCAGGCGCACCACTAGAAAAAACAGATTGGTCATCTTTAGCAGGAAAAGAAATAACAATATGGCCTGACAATGATGAGCCTGGTTTTAATTATTCTGAGTCTTTAGCTTCTCATCTTATACCAGTGTGTAAATCAGTAAGAGTTTTACAACCGCCCAAAGGAAAACCAAAAGGTTGGGACGTAGCTGATGCAGTTGCAGAAAATTTTAATATTAATAGTTTTTTATCTATTGAGGACTCAAATAGAAAGATTATAAATCTTTTAGATAATAGTTTAGCAGCCTCACGATATGCAAAAGGAAAATCACCTCCTTACCAGTATTTGGTAGAAGAAACTTTACCAAAAGGCGTAGCTGGAGTTTTAGCAGCAACAGGAGATACGGGTAAAGGATTAATGACCTTAGATATGGGTTTAAAACTAGCTTACGGAACTGTGGGTAAAGACAAAGTATTTGACAGTCATATAACAGAAAATGGTTCAGTTGTTATTTTAACAGCAGAAGATGAGGCTGATGAAATACATAGACGTGTAGAATCTTTAGATAGAGAAGGTTATAGGTTTAGAGAAACAGGACATAATTTAAAAATAATTCCTTTTCCTAATTATGGTGGCACCGTTCCAATTGTTACTGTAGAAAAAGGTAGGCCAACTATTACACCAGAATGGCAAAACATATGCGATCAAATAAAAAAAATTGATGACTTATTGTTAGTTGTTATAGATCCATTAAGTTCATTTATTTATGCTGATGTTAATGCAGATCCTGCTATGGGTAGTTTTGTTACAGGATATTTTGCTAGTCTTGCCACAGAAACAAATGCAACATGGCTTCTTATTCATCATATGGCTAAGGTAGATATTAAAAATCCAGTTACAACGCCTGAGCATGCTCGTAATTTAATTAGGGGTACATCTGCTATCGTAGACGGTTTAAGGTTCGCTATGGCTCTCTGGACACCTCCTGAGGGTGAAATAAGATATATATGTAAAAACCTTAATATAGAATTTAAAAGAAACAAAGTTGCTCATGGTGCGGTTGTAAAAAGTAATGGTCCAGCCAACAGAGAAATTAGAACATTTATAAGAAATGCTAACAATGGTTTGTTAGAGGGATGTACAAGAGAATTAGGCATGGCAAAACATGGAACAGAATTAGATCTACAAGAATTAATTCTGTGTATCAAATACGCAGCTGAAGATGGAAAACCTTTTACTCAAACAGGAAGGGCAAACGGCATAGGATATCATAAAGAAAGACTATCAGATAGGTTCCATGATAGAGGTATAAATAATTTACAAGATATGGTTCAAACTCTTATTGACGAAGGAAGAGTTGTGAAAGCTATGGCCGGAGGATCTAAAAGTAAAAAATGGTTAGATGTTCCGGGAGGTCCTTTTGCTGAAGGTGATGGTGAGTTTACAACAGGTTCTTAATATCCAACGGAAGAACCTTGTCTTAAAGCTTCTCCAGGAATATACCCAGAAGTTTTTCCATTTCTTATAGCCCAACTAATAAGCGCTCCTGTACTGTTAGAACCAGGGTTAGCTGGATTAACGCTTCCAACTAAAGAATACATTAACTCATTATCACTTAAACCTGTTGCAGCTTTTTGCCTTTCCCACTCTTCACCTAAGTTAATATCTTTCATAATCATATGAAAATCACTAAAATCAGTATAACCAGCATCTAAAGCTTTTCTAATATCACTTATAATGGTGTCTTTAAATTGAATTAATTGACCTTCTAAGTTTTCTGGGTTTGCAAAATCAAATGTTCCTAAGTTTCTTCTATACATATTATAAGGTGGAATGTCTTTTCCTCCGTCTCTTGCGTCTAATCTTTCTAAGAATCCTGTTACATCTTCGTTTCCTATAGTGTAAGAAAATCCACTAAGATCAGAATAAGCTAATTGTAAATCACCTTTAATATCTACTCCGTATTCTTCTTCTAATGCTTCAAGTTCAGGTGATATAAGTTGACCCACACCATCCATAAACATGTTAACGCCTTCGCTTGCAGCTTTATCTGAGTCGTAATCAGCTTGTGAATAGGATAAAGGATCAAATATATCAAAGTCTATATTACTATATACAGTTCTATGAGGTTGTTGATCATAACCGTTAAATAAAGCATCTACTACCTCTGCTACACCTTTAACAACAATTGCCGCGGCAAAATTACCAGTTGCAGCCAATACTCCAGCTGCTGTTTTTAATGCAGTTTCTGGCTCTGGATCATCTATAAATTTAACAAGATTAGAGTAAGCATCTATACCGCCACCAATTTGTGCAAATACTTTTAAACCTTCTTTAACACCATCAGGTATTGCTTCAGTAATACCAGAAAATGCATTTTCAACAAAATCAGGAGTTAAAGTTGATAAAGCTTGAGAGGCTTGAGCATTTAATTTTGCTATGCCTGTTAAGGCTTCGCCGTCAGTACCTATATAAAGTGTATCCCCTATCTTTGATCCGGGATATAAATCTATATTTCCTTCATTTATATCTACTATGTCTGAAACTAATGTATTAAACCCACCTTCTTTTCCTGTAACTTTAGTTTGACCGTCTAAAAATTCTACACCAGTTGTTCCTCCCGGAGTAAATCCATCAAAGCCAATTGTTTGAAGTCCTGCAAGAAAACTACCAGCATCTCCAGTATAATTAAAATCATCAAAAATATTAGTAGAATCAGCATCACCGTCTTGATTGTTGTCTTGTGTTTCAGTTTCTTGTGGTTCTTTGTACACGCCGTTAGCTTGTCTTTGTGATATGGTTGTTTCTTCTCCTACCATAACTTCATTGCCAAATTCATTTTGGACTCTATCTAAATAAGCTTGTTGAACTTGATCATTATATTCTTTTAAAGTTCCTGTATTTCCAGCATCCACCCAAGCTTTATATGCGTCTGGATTGTTATAAATAGTGTCAAATTCTTTTCTATAAGTTGATAATAAATTTTGATTGCTACTCGTCACATCAGCGCCCCAAGGAACTGGTGTACCTGTAACAACTCCAGTGCTTGACTCTCCTGCCCAATAATTAGCAAAAGCGCTAAAGCCACTTTCTAAAAGATTTCCGGCTCCAACTGCTAAAACTAAATCTCCTAAAGGATTTCCAGTAATGCTGCCATCATCAAACTCTACGGTGTCATCTTCAATAGTATTATCGTAGTCTACAGTTACATCAGGATTTAAACTTGTGTTTGTTCCTCCGGTATTTATCGTTGTTCCACCAGTAAGGTTAGTATTACCGCCTATTAAAGGTCCTCCTGTTCCTGTTGGAATATTGGTTATACCACCATCCCCTCCTCCTGTAATAACAGAAGTATTTGTAATAGGCTGATAATTAGCAAAAGTTAACCCTTTAACGTTTAAATTTTTAAAATTATCAAGATTAAAAATACCACCTACAGAAGGAGCGAATGTGTCCTCAGAGTATCCAAAAGATGATAAGGGTTGATTTGTCGTTGAGGTAGGTGGACCTCCAAGGAATTGATTAGGGTTAACACCTACATCATACAGATTAGCTAAAGTTTTTCCTGTATTAGGGCTAACAAAAGGAGTTAAAGATGAAAAAGACGAATCAGGTGTAAAGTAAGGGCCATAACCTTCGTCTGTATAATAACCAAGATTAGGATATGATCCTCCGGGACCTTCAGCAACTGTTGTAATTCCTCCAGTATTTGTGGCTCCTGCACCAGAACCAGGAATTACCACTATATCTGATCCTCCAGAACCATCATCAATTATTGTTGTTGTATCCTCTTCTTCTTCCTCTTCTTCTTTTGGATTCCATTCTATTCCAAAAGCGTTGGCTACCATTTTTACATATTCTGGAGGTAAAACATCCTCATACATATTTATCCATGTTGCTCCATCTATGCCGTTACCTATATCTCTAGCGGCGTCACCAGCTCCAAAAACATTAGCGCTATTTGCCGCTAAAATATTATAAGCATCATTTAGTGGAGAAAATCCTGTAGTAGGGAAACTTACTCCAGTAGGATTAAGAACAGTAATTCCACCTGTTCCAGATACAGGTTCTCCTATAACTAATTCAGGAGTTCCAAATTCTTGTGCTGCAGTAACGGTAGCTCCAGCGCTATCTCCAAATATATCAACATTGTCTGGATATGTAATTGTTGCTGGAACATCTATATCTCCTGTAACAATTAATTCACCAGGGTTACTTGCTTGAAAACCCTCTTTATCTAAATCAGTATCTGTTCCACCAACAGTAAAATCTGTTTCTATGTTAATCATAGCGCTTGGATTAAAAGTTTCTTCTTCTAAAAATGTTTTAACAGAAGCTAAATCTAAACCATAATCAGATGCATTTGATAAAGCCCATTGATCAGCGGCTTCTTTTCCTTGAAACTGTTCTACACCAGCATAGTTTGTTGCAAAATCAGACATGTCGATAGCACCAGTAGATCCTGCAGTAGGACCTGTTGATACTAGGTTTTCTTCACCAATATCACTCATAGAGCCTAAACCACCAAATAAATCACTTAAATCATCAGCCATTATGCACCTCTACTTCTTAACATTGCTTGATTTAACGGACTATCTCCGGCCGCACCTAAAGCTATATCTCTTTCAATATTACTAGCTTTTACGTTTGGTGCTGGCATAGGAGCAGAAATTCTTGTTGGTCTTATAGGTTGTTCTCTTACAGTTTCTGTTACTTCAGTTTCTGTTCCTTGTGGACTAATTTGTTGAGATATATCTTCAGATACTTCATCAATTATATCACCAGCAGCTACATTAGCTCTTCCAGTTGCAGCTCCTATAGGTTGTGTAACAGCTCTTGTAGCCAATCTTTTTAATACATTAGATTTCTCGGTAAGAGCCTCAATATTTGTTTTGCCCGTAGGACGAGTAGCTAAGTATTTCATAACACCTCTTGACCTAAGAATATGTTTACCTAAAAAAGCACCACCAGCTGTAGCAATAGTAGGTCCGGGAGCTAGTAGTAAAGCTAGTCCTGCTATTGCAGATCTATCACTTGCACCTTTAAGGCCAGACAATCCAGCGGTAGATTTTTCAGATAAAATTTTAGATAAACTCCAAAGATCAGTTAAGTTATCATAAATGTTTTTACCACCTTCTCCACCACCAAAAAGCTCTATTAAAGTATCTTTATCGTACTTTGCTTTATCTCCTACAAAATCATCTAAATGAGAAGTAACTTTTCCTTCTAACAACCCATCAATACTTAGTGCTGATTCATCAGGTAATGCTTTGGCTAATGTCATTTCAACAAAAGCATCATCTGCTTGACCAGCTGGTAAAGCTTGCTTAAACGCAATAACTTTTTCTGCTGTCATATCTGGTTTTATTACTTGCTTACCAAGAGATTGTAATGCTCCGGGTTCATTTATACTTTCTTGAATAGATCTAAGAATCTTATCATCACTAAATTTTGCTTGTTGTGTTGTTAAAGTTCTTAATTTTTCAGCAATAGTTTTAGCACCTTGACCTGCTGTTATCTCAAAAGCTTCTGGTAATATTCTTTGACCAGCATCATCTATTTGTTTAGCTAGGGTAATTATTTCATCTACTTGAGGCTTGCCATACAATCTATTTAAAACAGATCTATTGTCTTCAAATTCTTTTATAATTTGTTGTGGATTAACAGAAAAATCAGTAATATCGTCAACAGCACTAACTGTTCCTTGACCTTTACCTAAAGCACGACCACCTAAAGATTCTCTTCCAAACATTTTACTCCAATGATAACCGGCCAAAGCATTAGTCATTTGATCATCAAACTCTTTAGGAGTTGTTGCTATTACTTCTCCAGCGCTTTCTATTATGTCTTTTTGTCTTTGCGCTTTATTTTCAAAATATTTTACATAAGGATTGTCAGGGTCTTGTGCTTTTAATAAATTAACAAACTCACTATCTTGTTTATTAAGCAATTGATTAAGTTTTATTGAGCCTCTTCTTCCTTGTGCTGGTAAATTTGCAGCACCTTCCCTTCTAAATGGATTAACTACATTTAAAAAACCCTCTAACCTAGCTTCATCAAAAAATAATCCATCAATATCTGTTCCAGATAAAGGAATACCGTTTTTTACTTTTTGACCGATAGCATCTATTTCTTTATTTAAAAACGCTCCTTTTCCTTTTGTTATAAAATCTTCTGTTGCTCCTAATATTTCAAGAACATCGTTTAAATCTTTTTTTATAGCTGATTTTTTTGGAGCATTTTCAGCAAGAACTCCTAAATTTTCTTTAAAAGTTGTCATAGCTTCATCAATAAGTCTTTCACCTTTTTTTAAAGTAGCTGTACCCGCTCCATCAACAAGCTTATCATTATAAGCCACTTCTCTTAATATTGTTCTAACTGTATTTAATTCTTTTAAACTTACTGATCCTTCTTTGTTTCTTAAATAAGCACTAAATTTATTCAAAGAATTAGGATCTATACTAGAAGCTGCTATTGTGTCTAACTGATCAGCTATCTTTGAAAAACTTTGTTTACCTAGACTTGATTTAATAATTGCATCAAGAGGTGAGTCAGGAATAAAAAACTCTGCCTCTGCTGCATTATTTCTTTGAGCACCTGCTGTTTTATCTTGTAACTTACCTATTCTTTTATTAGGATTTATTTTTTCTAGTAAATCATCAACTGCTTTATATCCAGCATTTGTTTGATAATTAAAAATATTTCTTCCAGCAATTATTCTAGCACCTAACTCATCTAAATCTGGAGCTACAAGTTCTCCGGATTTTTTAGAAAGATTATCAGATAAAAGTTTTCTTAAAGCTTCTGTATTTGTATCAATGTCAGCTTGTACTTTATTTTTACTTGGAAAAGCTTTTTGAATAGCCTCTACAATCTTATTGCCATCAGGCACACCAGCTTCATTTTTTAATTGCCTCATTGCTGCTAAAAAAGCTGTAGCGTTTCTTTGTTGTGCTTTTTTATTAGGAAAAACCATTTCCGCAATCTTCTGACCTGTAGCTAATATTTCTTTATCAGAAATATTTTTAATATTAGGCATCATATTTTGTACGTCTTTAGCTAACGAACCAATTGCGATATCTTCACCATCTACATTAATTATTTTTTGTTGATTTGCTGGATCAAAAAGATTTTCAAACATATTGCCTTGAAAAACTTTATTACCATCAGCATCTCTTAATAATTTTGCATCACCTTTTAATAAAGCTTCTATTGCTCTGCTTTGTGTACCTTCTGCTCCTTTAACTCCTGGTGTTAAAGAGGCTCCTGGACCTTTAAGAAGTCTAGTTCCAGCAACAAAAGCTCCTCCCAATATACCTTCACCAAGGCCAGCTATTAATGCCTCAAAAGCAGCTCTTGTAAAAACATCGGTAGCGCTTTCATCTTGATAACCTTCAGCCATTTCAATAACTTCGTCAGCTAAAACACCAGCACCTGTACCAGCTGCAGCACCTAAAGATGTCAAACCTAACGTTCCTAACGTTCCAAGAGATGCTCCTCCAGTAACCGGAGCTGCAATAGCGGCAGCTGTACCTAAAGCTATAGGAGCGCCATAAGCTGAAAAAAATTCTACAACATCGTCTAATGACGTTCCTTTTTCATCAATAGTAACTTTTTTCTTTAAAGGTTTTAGACCTAATTTTTTTTGACCTCTTGGAGTAATTACATAACGACCAACAGTGTCTTGGCTCCAATCTATTCCTCGTTCCCCAACTTTATCTAAAAGATAAGCTTGTTTTTCTGCATCGTTATCTCGTCTAGCCCATCCAGCTCTAAACTTAATATCTTGTATACCTGTTTTATAATCAACGTCATCATCATAAAAAGATTTTGATGGAGAAGATTTTACAGTATCTTTTGCTTTAACAGTATTTTCTTTTCTTTTTTTATCTAAATATAATTCTCCAAAATTAGAAAGTGTAGGTGCAGTTGATCCAAAACTAACAGGTGATTTAACTCTATCTGGTTGTTGACCTAATAAAGAAAGAACCTCAGACCTTTCTTCTTCAGAAAACAATCCTTGTTTAAAAGCTCTGCTTAATTCTAATCTATCTCTATCACTTAAATTAACCATATTTTTTAGCATCTTGTTGCATTATTGCTTTAATTTCTGCGTCTAAATCATCTAGTTCAGCACTTTCATCAGATGTTAAATCTGATCGAGCAAATTGAGCAGCCATTTTAGGATTAGCTAAATTAATTCTGGTAAAAGCATTATTATAGTCTCTTGCACCCTTATTTATAACCGCTCTAATTTCTTCTAGTTTCATTTTTAAAGTTTCAATATTTATACCAGTAGAAGACAGCCTACTAATATCAGCAAATATATCTCTTACTAACTGCCTGTCTCTGTCCGAAATAGTTCTTCCGCTTTCATTTAAAAACTCTGACGTAAACGCTGCTTGAATTAATTTTTGAATAGAGTCGTATTTAGCAGAATCAGTTTGTTGTTCAAAATCATTTCCTAAAGCAGAGGCTACTCTAGAAAAAGCTTGTTTTAATCTTTCTCCTATTCTAGTAGGATTTCCAGCCTCTAATATAGATGCTAACTGATCTAGTTGACTATCTGCTTTTGCATAAACATCTAACTTAGATGTTATTTGTTGAGCAGCATTTGTATAAGCATTATCAGTTATTATTTCTTGTGCGCCTCTAAGAGTAGGATTTTTAGGTTGGAAGAAACTAATATTTATTCCTGTACCTTCAACTATTTCTTCACTTTTAGGAGCTTCATAACCAGAACCTAATGCTTTTTTCTGTTCTAATCTTAATTTAGCAGCTTTTTCTTCTTCAAGCACTCTAGTAGCATCAGCATTTTTAACGTAATCAAATGCAGTAGCGTCTGGGCCTCCTCCATACATAGCTCCTATTAAAGCTTTTTCTTCTATCTTAGGATCTAAAGGTTTTCCTTTTATTCTTTCTTCTCTAATAAAAGTTTCCATTGTGCTTTGATTATCTTTTATTCTTTGTTTTAAAGCTTCTTTTCTTTTCTCTTCATCTATAGCTTTTTGCATACCTTCTTGAGCTTCTTTAGTCATTTTATCAAAGTCAAAATCTTTAGGAATAGGAGTAGTTTCAGAAACTTTTTCTCCAACAAAAATTTCATTAAAAGCTTCTGGATCTTCTTTTTTAATTAAATTTTTTAAACCGTCTGGGCTAGTTAAAGAATTTATAAAGTTACGAGCGCTTTCTTCGTCTTTAGTTGACATTTCAAATAATTTTTGTGAATTACTATCAAGCCAATTAGCTATTTTTTTAGTAGTAGTTATTTCACCAGCTTTTGTTTTTGAAAAAAGACTTCCTAATGTTCCTAAAGGTCCTTTTCCTAATTGAGATTTTATACTGTCAATTGTTTCGTCAAAAGCTTGTCGAGAAGTTAATCCTCCTCTCAAAGCATTAGGGTTAGAAGACATGCCGGTCAATAATTTTTTTGCACTTTCTGGCACTAAGGGAAGTGAAGCTAATCCCCTTCTAAGATTACCAGCAACTATAGAAGGATCGTATCCTTCTTTACCTGCTACATATCTCTGTATTGTTTCGTCTTCGTCTCCTCGTCCTAGTAAACCTAATGTTCCAAAAGGTTTTCTAATATCAGTAGCTTTTCTAAAAGGATCTAATTCAGGATTAGTTGTCTGTGAAGCTATTGTTCCAGCAAGAGCTAATGGTCCTGATACTCCTTTTAAGAATGGTCCTGCTCCTCGTAAAAGATTAGCAATACCTTTTGAACTTTGTCTTCCTAAACCTTTTATTCTATCTAGCCTACTCTGCGGACCAGGGTTAATTGTTCTTGGACCTTCACCCTTAATTATTTCTAACGCTGTTCCTGAAATTTTTTTACCTCTAGGAATCACTCTTGTTCGTTCACCACTGACAGGTATATTAGGTCTTCCACCATTAGCTAAGTAAGCAATACCTCCACCGTTACGATAACCAGATACTTTTTTTTGAAACATAGGTCGATTTAAAGGATCATTATACACTGCCACCTCCAAATGGATTGTAACCAGCTACACCCATAGCAGCTGTAGTTGAACTACTAGTACCAATTGGGAAAGGTGTTGGCACGCCGTATCCAGAGCTAGGTATTAAACCTCCAAGTTCTGCTACAAATCCTAAATCTTGGAAAGGTCTAGATTCTTCTGCGTAAATATTTTCTTGAGCTGTGTCTAAAGCTAACTGATTGTAATCCCTTAAACTTTGACCGTACCCTAATGCAGTGCCTATATCTGATTGATACATATCTTGACCAGTTGTTCCAAGAGTTGCTACATTACTTCCAACGTTACCTAATTGATTGCCTAAATTTCCATAAGTTGTTCCTAAATTAGCAATACCTGTTCCTAATGTAGCAAAACTTTTGCCAGCGTCTGATAATCTTTGATTTCTGTTTTGAAACTCAGAAGCGTATAACTGACCTAATCCTTCTGTTAAGGCTCTACTAGTATCTCTCTGAATGTTAGATCTTTCTAAACCAAATCTAGAACCGCCTAAAGCACCTTTCGCTGCGGCTTCTCTTTCTAAATTAACTAGCTGCTGTGCTTCTCTTTCTTGTAAACGATCAGTTAAAGTATCAGCAACCTGTTCAATAAATGGATTAACTCCAGTTGTTTGATCAATTAAATCTTGTCCATAACGAGTACCTAATATTCCTTCTTGTATGTAAGGAAGTGCTGCTCTTGTTAAAGCAGCCTGTTCACCATATAAATTTCTAGCGTCTTGTAAGAAAGGTTGAAATTGACCAACTCCTTGTGCTGCGCCTAAATAAGCTGCTTGTTCTAAACCAGTAAGAGGTGCAATATTTCGCATATATGCATCTCTACTAAACGCTCCTTCTCCGGGAGCGTATCCTTCTGAATAAATAGGATTTCCTTGAGCATCTACTCCGGTTTGAACTTGACCTGTTGTTAAAGCAATAGCATTTGCAATTATACTATCGTATAAAGCTTTTTTAGCTGGATCTAATCTGTTTTCAACAGCACTTATTGAACTATAAGCTTGTTCTGCCATTATGCTCTTCCTTTATTTTCTAAATTATTCATAAGATCATACATTCTTTTTGTACCTTTTTCTCTTGAACCGTTGCCCATATTTCTTACAGCTTCTGCTGTCATTACAAATTCACCATCAGATAACATGGCAGGAATATCATCAGATGTTCCTGTTCCCGGACCACTGATAGGCCCATCTCTATTAACAAAACCACCAGCATTTAACATAGCGATACCACCTTGATTATACTGTCTAGCAGCAATGTCTCTAGAAAATTTTCTATTTAAACCTGGTAAATTAAATTGTTTAGAAAAACCTTTTACTTGCCTATCATACTCCTCATTAGCTAAATCTTGAGCTTCTCTTCGTGTTCTAAATGAGTCTGGATATAAATATTTTAATAATGCTTCATTTAATTTTACATCTAAAAAATTACCAGATGTTTGATCAATTAAGCCTCTGGTTCCTATTCCAAAATTAGCTGGGTTAGAGCTACCTTCTCTTAATGTTCTTAAATAACCTTTATCTAAATCTAACATTTCTTGAGCGCCAGTGTTATAATCTCTAATATAACCCGTAATTGTTCCTTGTGCATTTTGCACTGGTTTATCTACATAGCTATAATCACCTTGATTAAATACCCCTGATCTTGGAGGGTTACTACCTTCAAAAGTAGGTCCGCCAAATAAATCTAAAAAACCTCCAGTAGGTGTAGGATTAATCATTTCACCTTCTGTAAAAGCTGCAGTTTGTAATCCGTCTTGTAAACTGCCAATACCTTGATTAGAAACATTCATTGTATATCCACCAGTCGAAGGATTATACGTAGGCCCACCTTGAAATTGTTTTCTTGGTACTGTTTGTACTTGTGATCGTCTTGTTTTTGCTCTTCTATTTTGTTCTCTTGGACCACCACTTAAACTGGTTAATAAACCACCTATACCAGCATTACGAAGATAGTCTCCTTTATTACCACCAGAAAGCGCTGTGTAAAGAGCAGTTTGAGCAATATTTCTAGGATTTATAATATTTTTGCCTATAGTAAGCAGATCTTTTCCTGTGTTTGCTATTCCTTCTCTAATGAAATCATAAAAAGCCATATTGTCCTCAAGTTATCTGCAATAATGATACAATAACATCTAGAGCTGTTCCTGTACCAGCATTAATTATTAATTTATCACCTGCTTCCAGGTTAATAACCTCTCCGTTTTGAAGAACTCCTTCTTGCGTTGTTGCAGCAACTGAACTCGTATCCCATATACCTGTTATGTTTGTGGAACTGTCAAAAACACTTACAGTAGAATTAACAGCACCGCCAGTGGTATTATATATATTTACTACTTTAATGATAGCTTGTCCACCAATTGGGCAAACATAAATATCATTATTACCAGAGCTTAAACCATTTTTAACAACGTTTAAATAAGCACTTGCCATTAATTAATAAACCAAGAAAAACTTTCAGATGATTCTCTTGCCTCTGTAGGTGTTTGTATACTATTAAAAATTCTTTGAATATCACCAACTAATCTACGAAAATAAGACTGTTCGTATGCATCTCCTGGTAATGATAAGGTTGTTTTAGTAAGAACTTGTTCAGGTACTTGTGTCATCTTCTGCCGTCCGCTCTCATATCTAAACGTATTCCACCAAGTCTCCACTGCTGTCCTAGTGTATTTGTTTCAAACTTAAATATAGCCTGTCTACTCCTTATGCGAGAATATAGTTCTTGACTTCCGGTATCTCCAGAATTAGATGCATTTGTTTGAAAAGTAAATGTTTGATCTGTTGTTGGTTGATTTAAACTTGAGCCAAAATCTCTAACTTTTATTGTTAAGTCTAAGGATTGAGTGGTGTTTGTGCCATAGAAAAATACATCAGGTAAAATACGTCTTATAAACATCATTTGATTACCAGCGCCTATATCAACATCACTTGATTCTATAAAGGCTATCATAGGCGATCCATCATCATCGTCACCTGTTTCTTGATTGTATAAGTAGTTATTTGTACCAGCAGCAATTGGATTAGTCACTGATGTTCCTACGTCATCCCAAGCAGTTCTATCTAAAGTTCCTATAACCCAAGTGTTATCAACATAATTATAGGTAACATAACGATCTACTTCAGTAGAATTAGCGCTTGGATAATACCAAGAAACTTCATTAAAGTTTTCATTACGGCCAGCAAATATTTTGTATCGTTGTGATATGTTAATATCATCAAAAACATAACTTCTTACAGTACATGGAAGCGTACGAAGACTGCCGTCATACACATAAAAGTTTTCATTGTCAGCAAAGAAAATAACATTGTTAGCGTTGACAGCGGCATTAGGACTAATAATAGAGGTACCCTCAGCTATTAAACTAAAACTAAACACAAAGTTAGTACCAGTATAAGACATGGCATACAAAGAAGTATCGGTCCAAATAATAATTTCTTGTCTTGTTTTTATTGCTCCAATAATTTTACTTCCAGAAGATAATCTGTAATCTCCAGCAGAATTACCATTAAGCACCTCCCATGTAGATGGATCTTCTGTATCAGACCATCTAATCAACATAGGATCTTGTGTTGTTGAACCAAAAGGATTAGCCCCTAAACAAACAACATGTTTTCCTAATTCGCTTACAAGAACTTGTGTAACAATTGTTGGGGCCTGAGAATCAGCGCCTGGTATAGTAGACAAAGGTATTGCTCTTGATGTTACATTAGTTGATTTATCCCAGTAATAAACACCACCATCTTGCACGTTAAAAACTAAATCTTCACCAAAATTATCTTTACCCCATAAACGTAATTGTTGACCATCAGTTAATGATGTCGCTGCATTACCCCATCCAATAAAAGTATCAGATTGCTGTATAGTTGTTCCTGCGCTATGCGAAGTTGCTGTGGTACCAGACTGACCCCGTGTGCATCCTGTAAAGCTTGTAGATGTTTTTCCTGTATAAGTTACTAATTCTTCTCCAATAAGTATTGTTCCATTTGCTGTAAAACCAGTTGTAGATGATGCATTTATCGTAGATGCAGAGTTAGAAGTAGTTCCTGTAGAAACTGTTGTGGCAACACCTATTTGTGTTCCACCCCAAAAACCAGCTCCAAAACCTACACCAGCTGTATAATCTACTGATCCTGTATTAATTTGATATGTTGCTGTAACTGTTCCACCACCGGGTCCAGCGTTAGAGCTAGCTGCATTATCTACATTTATTGTATAGTTATCATTATCAATAACAGTTACAATTTGTTGTTCTTTGTTAAAATCAGCGGCAGCTATACCACCAACAGCACTTGATCCAGAAAAAGTAACAAAGTCATTAGCTTGAGCATTATGTCCCGTATCGGTAACATTTACTAAGGTTGATCCACTTGTTGTTGTAAAAGGATTGTTAATGTTCCCAGTTGATCGAATAGGTGTAATATCATTATAAGCTTCACCAACAGAAATATAAAATTTTAAATTAGTTCCAACACCAATAAACTGTGATCCGTCAATAGCGGCCCATTGATTTAAACTACGGCAAATACCTTGAAAGGTTGAGTTGCCTCTTTTTTCCCACCCACCTATTTTTTCTGGAAAACCATAACGAAATCTTACTTTATCTGAATCGTACCAACCACCTTTATTAGTATAACGTGTGCCGTCTTTCACAACACCTTGTTTAAACTGTATATTTTCTAACGCCATTAGTCACCTTATGATGGGAAAGATGCACCATAAACATCTACACGAGATCCTGATTTTAAAGTATTGCCACCTTGTTGTGTAAATATTAAACCAAAAACAGCAGTAGAGTTTGCAGATGCTTCTTTAAAATAACTCTGAGTTGTTTGATCTATATTGCCAGAAGCACCACCGTCTTTTGTAGAAGTTGCTTGAGCATTTCCATAATAATTTTGACCAGTGCTATATCCTGGCGCACGCACTAGATACACTGTACCTTCGACAACAACCTCTGTGCTTGTGCTTGGAGCGGGTGATGAAGCAATAATAGCATCAGCAACACCAGAAACTTTAACAGCTGTAGAACTAACAGTTCCAGCACTAGATACATCTTGAAAGATATAACTATTATTAAATATATTACTAGCAGAAACTCTCGTTCCTCCAGAATCTACTAAACCAACTCTAAAATCAGTAGCAATAGCAGTGTCATAAAGTAATCTAAATACAGCCCAATAAATATCATAACTTGTAGCACTAAAAACTGTCATAGAGTTTGCACCAGCGCTGGTAGCTGTTCCTACAGTAGACCATGCACCAATACTACCAATATCAACAAACTGCATATTACCAGAGCTATTCATTTGTAAAATTTGACTAGTTGATCCTGAGGTGCTTGGTAATTGATAACCGCCAGTGCCACCAATAGTTAAGTCATCCGTTATAGTTCTGCCAGAAACATGCAATGAAGATGAAGGATTTTGTTGACCTATACCTATACGATTATTTGTTTGATTTAAGACAAGAGTGTTTGTGTCAAAATTTAAACCATTAGGGGTAGTTATGGTGTTACTATTAATTGTTGTTACATCAGATGTATTATCACCAATTGTTGTATTTCCATTAAGAGTTGTTACTCCTGTAACTGTAAAATTACTTGCAGCATTTAAATCTTTGCTTACATTTACGGTGCCATTGCCATTAGGCTCGATAGCAATATTACCATTTGTATTAGTAGAACTAATTGTATTTCCTGTAATGCGTATATTACCCATATCAAAAGTATCTGCAAAATTAGAAGCTAAATTAACATTTGACCCTGTACTATAAACAATACCTGTTTTTCCATTAGGAATAGCTACAGCAGTTCCTGTAGGCCCAGTAATCTGTACGTTTATATTATGACCACCTGTTGTAGAATTTTTAACAATATATATTTTTTCTTGAGCAGGAATAAATATAGAAGCAGCAGAGCCTATTGACCCATTAAATTCTAAAACTGCATTTCTTGATTGATCTACTTGTCCGTTATTGGTTGAAAGAGTTGTATCTCCAGTAATTGTTATTGTTTCTACACCAGAAATTGCTTGTTCTAATAAAGTTCCTAAATTTCTATTAGTAGTTGAACCCCAAGTACCAGCTTGTTCTCCGGTTGCCATAAGCTCTAATCGTAAAGAATTTGAATATGTACTTGCCATTATGCTGCTATCTCCTTCCATCCAGGCGTTTGTGAATCATTTATAACGGCCCAAACATTAACAGCTGGGTTACTCGAAGAAATAAATCCTACAGCCGATACACCTGTTGGACTTACAAAGGCCGAGCCAGAAACTATTATTGTTGACGCATCTGCTAATTCAGCAAACGTATCTAAACCAGCATTTGTAACTTGAATAAATACTGATGATTGTATTATTACACCATTTAATTGAGTTCTTCCAATAATTTCAGCATTATATTGTTGATCAAGCTTAAAGCCCATTCCACTATGATTTTGACAATATACATACAGCTGTGGTGTATCATCTGCTAATGTTATCTCTACATAAGCACCAGGATTTCCCGGCACGCCGTTTTTAACAACTCCTGTTGTATATTCTGTACCTCCACCATGAGTACCATTTGGTGTTGTGGAAAATCTTAAAGGATGATTGCTATTGCTAGAGTCAGATTGATCAAATCTATATGTAAACGGTGGATGCAAACTTTCTGGAGTTCTTTGCATAAAGTTGTCAATATAGAATACATTACCGCTACCGTTATTAGCTACTGTTACATTGTATTCTTCGCTTTGTCTTGGTGTTACTACAACATTACCAGCAATAACTGTTTCTTGGCCTAAACTAGCTGATAAAGCGGCTGGTGACGTAGCATTTATAAGAACAGGTAAATTAGCTTCAACATTACCAAGTTCTGCTGTCATTAAAAGGTTTGTGTTGTTTACATTAACAAACATTCCTGTAAAGACAGTAATGTTTCCAAGAGAAGATTGTAGGGCATTTAAAGGTGTAATAGTTGCAGTGGTACCTTCAAATACAAGAGGAGTTCCTAATGATGTTTGTAAATTAAATCCTGTAACATCAAACACCATATCAAATGATGTTGTTTCATTTCCTAGTGTAAGTGTGCCAACAACTCCAGTCGCATCAACGGTGACACTAACAGGTCCAGATCCTGAAGATGAAAAAGTGTCTTGTGCGTATGCGCTAAAACCAAACATTTTTTTATATTATCCTATTCTTTAAGAAAATACGAGTATTTGATTTTACTCCTCTTCTTCTTCTGGTTTGTATTCTGGTTCCGGTGGTTCTGGAAAATATTCATCTAAAGATAAATCAGGATCCCAAATTGAATTTTTTTTATTTTTAGGAGTGACTCCATCTGCTTTCATTAAACTTTTTGACATTTCTTTTAATTTTTTTCTGTAAGCAGTAAATTCAGCAAGAGATTTATCTGTTAAATTACTGTCTAACAACTGAGTCCAATCAGTTGCAGGTAATATGCTGTCAGCAACATTTTGTATATCTCTTGCCCTTATAATAAAAAAATTTTCTACAAAATCATCGTACATTTTTTGACGTTCAGCTAATTGTTCGTCTGTTTCTTCTCGAGTTTCATGTTTTCCCGTTTCATGGTTTAAGCTTATAGTTCCAGATCTTTCTAATTTCATTTTTTTTGGAATTGCCATTTTGCCTCCTACTCAGCTACCACAGGTGTCGGTTTAATAACTGCATAACACTGAACATTAAAATAAGCAAACCTATTGCCTTCGTTTACATTATCTTGACCAAAACTAATTCCTCCTGGCTCATTACTTGAACCAGGATAACCATAAGCATCAAAATTACTGGTGCTGGTGGTAGAGCTTGATCGTGTTCTCCATTGCCACGCTCCTCTAACAGGAGCATAAGAACTACTATCGTCATTAGGCATGTAGCTTTGAACTCCTGAGGTACAATAACCAGCATTTCTTGCAACTTTTTGAATTAGTTTAAACTGTGAAATACTTGCTGGACCTGTACTTGCTTGATATCCAATTTCTTTTTGAGGATAATTTCGGGCAAAACCTCCACTGTTATTTTGACCACCAGATCCATTAGCATTGTTATATCCTGAAGGCCCATAAACATAAGCTCGAATCTGACTACTTGGATCAGCATTTCCATTATTTCCAAAAAGATTTTCTGCATCTCTGGTTAAATCACCATATCTAAGACTAGCCTGTCCATCTCCCATGTTGATAAAAGAACCTTCATAAATATAATATCTTACATTGCCGGGAAAAAGATAATTTGTTTGAACAGATGCTGGAGCATTAAAATAACCTACATTTATTCCATAATATGTTTTCCATACAGTTTGATTAGGTTGTGTAAATTGAGTGGTAAGTCCATCTTTGCCAAAGCTTTGACTGTCTACTAAAACCATTCCAACTTTTCCATCATCTTCAGCAGCAAAAAAATTAACAGTTGCTGTATCAGCAGCAAAAGAAAGATTTCCTGAAGAATCTAATTGAGCATTTAAAGTAGAAGAAGGTCTTGTTTTAGGTAAAGACATATCGGCTGTACCAGCTAGTGTTCCTAATTTATTTGTTGCTAGTGTTGACATAATGTTATTCCTTTTATGTTGTTGCTTTTGGAATACCAAACAGCATAAAGTTACCTTGAAAACTTCTACTTGTACTACTTGTTCCGATTAAAAAACCATCGGCTGCATTTTGCATATTTGAAGGATAAGATCCTTGTGAGGTAGTAGAAGCCGTAAAGTGTGTTTTATACTGATACATTCCATCATTTACGCTTGTATCTGAATATGGATTAAATCCATCTAAGTCAGGATTAAATCCTCTTCCACAAAAACCATTAAAATATCTAAAAGTTCCAAAAAAACCTGCCCCCTCTCTTCCTTCCATATTTGATCCATAATAAGGATCATCAGAAAAACTTTTACTATAAGAGCTATTCCAACCCGTACCTACTACCACTTGACTAAATTGCATTTCATATCCAATAGTATTACCACTTGCATCAAGTAGTTGACCACTGTTGCCATATTCTTGAGCGTTGCCTGTACCGTCAAACCAAGTGCTGGTCCTTGAATATTGCTCAGCTTTTCCAACATAATATTGACCCCCAGATTGTCCTAGAGCTATACCTGTATCTCCATTCATAGGACTTATATATACTGGCTGTGTTGATCCATTACCACCAGTATTCAACATTATAGCATCAAATATCACTTCAAAAGCATAAATATCGGTTGCTGTATAATCAGTTCCATCCATTTTAAGATGAACAAAATTTTGATCTTCATCAATCTCTTGATGATCTAACAAAACATAACCAGAGTTACCAGCATTAGTTAAATTACTTAATGAATTTGCTACATCAGGAGTGCTTAAAACTCCACTGGTGCTTACCTGTATATTTTTAGAAGAACTAGGAAGTGAAGTAGGTAATGTTAAAGGAGCTGAACCTGTTAATGCTTGTATTTTATCTGTTCTAACTGTCATTTTTATAAACCTCTATGTTTTTAAGCTGTTAAGAGTTGTTTCCGTCCAACACAAACCTTCGTTAAAAGAAGCGCTTCCATTGTAATCATATAATTTAATTTTTGCCATTGGAGCTTGAGATGTTCTAAGCCATAAACTTGCAGTATAAACAGAAACAAAAGAACCAGTGCTTGTGCTAGAAACAGAGCCTCTTCTATATCCCATTCTAGCTTCAATCATAATTCTGCCACCAGAAGTCATGCCTGATCCTGATGAGGCAAATGTTCCAAGATTAGAGCTTATTTGTGTTATTCTCATTTCTCCAGAAAATCTAGCCCTATCATTCCAGTCGGCAGGAGTAGTTTTTGTAAAAATTTCTCCAGTAGCTGAAGCTCCAGTAGGAGGATAACTGTCTTCCGTAAGTTTATGATATCCCCAAGAAGCATTACTTGTATTGCCTGTTTGAGTGCTAAGACCAGCACCTCTTGAATTAAGTCTCCATCTCATTTGACCAGAGTTACTGTTATCTATGAGATTATTATTACTTGAGTCTAATATTTGTATTGCAGGATAAAAAGTACCAGTTGCACAAACTCCTGAAACATTAAAATAAACAGTTTGAATTGTATCTAAATCTGTTACTCCTGAAGGAACACAGTCTAAAGTAAAGTTAGATAAAGTAGACGAAGCATTATTACATCTTACTTTATCAACAAAAACTCTTGATATTTTTCCTGTTGTAGTTTCAAGTCTATCAGATGAAAAACCTAAAGCACCATAACCTAATTGACCTCCAGAAGTAGATGTTAAGTTAGACGCTGATGAAGGCAATGTTGTAGGTAATGTAAACTCTTCTCCGCCAGGTGTACTTATTTTATTTGTTTTTATTAACGATGCCATAATATTACCTTTTTACCTTATATTTTATTGTATTGCAAATTATCATGCTACTGTTATTTCCGCAGCAGATTGTTTAAGTTGTGCAAAAACTTCTACTCTTCCACCAACCATTCCTGTTTTACCAGATCCAGTAAATTTACTATAATCATATGGAAGAAAATTTAATCTAAAGCCTTGAGCATGACCAGTAGTAGTAGCGTTTAAGGCATTACCACTTGCTCCAAATGTTCTTGTAAAACCAGTTACAGTGTATTGATCTTGAGTATAGGTAGATGCATAACCACTCCACCTTAAATTATAAGAGGTGTCTAAAGAATTTATAGTATTAAAAAGATTCATTTCACCACATACATCAGTTCTATGATGCGTTGAGTTAGCAGTTCCTGCGCTAAAAGGATTGTTATCTACAGTAGGTCCATGAGAAGTGCTTTGACCTAAAGAAGATAGTTGAGGTTGCCCTTGATAACCAAATATATTTAAACCATAAGTGTCACAATCATATGATCCTTGGTAAACAGATAAACTTGCACCCTTTGCGCTATTTCCAAGAGGCTGCCTTACATTCCAACTATCATTGTTACCGTTCCACCAACGAAATGATCCATTATATGTAGCAGAAGGACTGCTAAGTATAGGATTACCACCGGCCACCAATAAAGGTGCTACCCACCATGTCATTTGTGCTGAAGATGAATTTGCTTGGTTTGATTGACCAAAATTTAAAAAATAAAATTTAATTGTAAAGTTTTCTATTAAATCAGGTGTAGCTGCAATGCTAGTTGGAACCATACATTCTAATGACTGTATAGGTTCTGTTGGACTGTAAGAGTTATAATCAAAAGTTGCAATATGAACTTGAGTTGCTGGACTAGGAGTAGTTGCACCTGGTCCACCAGCTCCTTTAACTATAAGACCACCTTTACCATCTGTAACAATTTCTGTGTTAGCGGCTCCATCTGCTGGTGGTAATTTCCATGATGTTGGGCCACCTGTTGTTATACCTGCACCATTATTTACAAAAGTTGTTCCTACAGGAGAAACAGTAGCTTTTACGCCATTTGCTATTGTAACAGTAGCGTAAGCATTAATACCTGGTGAAAACATAGTATTAGAAGAAATAGTTATATCATCGGTAAAATCTGCTGTTCTATCCATAACTGTTCCAGCAGCTATATCAACAGCGTATAAATCAGCACTATCAGTAACAGTTAATGTTTGACCTGATGCAACTTCATAATTAGAAATAGTAAAGAAGGCTTTGTTAAATTGAAGAGTACCTTTAAATTGACCACTAAGAGCTTTGTTAGATGTTAATGTTTCGTCAAAAACAGCGTCTGTTTCAACAACATTATTTGAAAGAGTTGTATCAGAAAAAGCAGCGTTTTCAGCTGGATATGTGGAAAATATTTCTGGTGCTGAAGCAAAATTAACTTTGTTATTTGAGTTAGTTGAACTTTTAACTATGTCACGAGTTAAAGTCCAGTTGCCCCCGGATGTAAGAGTTCCTTGGCCAACCTCAAAAGCACTGTTAGAACTATCAACAGCACAATAAAATACTTCATCACCACTAGCATGAACAGAGGCAAATGTTCTAAAACCACCGTCAGATGCTGTGTTAGAAAGGGTAAAAGTGCCAGTTCCAGTAGTTGTGGCATCTTGTTTGGTTCTATCAAAAAATTTGAGAGCCATTAGCCTTTCCTTTTATTTAATTAAGCTATTCTAATTAACGCAGTAGACGCGGCTGGAGCCGGGAAATTAATTGTAAAATCACCAGCAGAGCTTGTTTTATCACTCCCAAAGTCTAATACACATACTGCATTATTGCCAGATTGACTAAAATTATATATTAAAGCTCCTCTAGCTGTTAATGAGCTTGCAGACCAAGTTACATTACCAAAATCAGTAATAGCTGTAGTACCATCTAAAGAAGGTGTTACGTTAGTTAAACCTTGTCCACCAGCATTATATGCTGATCCAGCAGTATTAGTAGTCTCATTAGAAGTAGTATACGCTGTTGTAGTAGCTCCTAAATTTGCTGAACTAGTGTACAACGCACAGTAATAAGTATTACCAGTGCCAGTTGTTGTTGTAGTGCCACCACCACTTCCGTTAGTGAAGTTGTGAAGACCTTGTAACAGTTCTTGTTTAAAAGAACTACACATTGCTTGAGTTATTGCCATTCTTACATTCTCCTTATTAAGTCAGCTAACGAACTATGACCTTCTTTTTCAAGAAGATTAATGACATTAGTTCGATCGCTTTGAACCATTTCTTTCATATAATATACTAATACATGAAAAAGCTGTTGTTGGTAAGCGTTAATTTGTTGTTTTATAATATCAGGTGCTTCACCGCTTACATGAATTATTCTTTCCATTGCCATTTCAGCGACTTCTTCTGGAGTTTTACCTCTATCTTTCGTTGTTATGACCTTGACATCACCTGCTGTCATTTCTACTTTTTGTGAAAACATTATGTTACCCTCTGCCTTACAATGGTGGAACGATATTCATCAGTACGATTACGTCCTTCACCAAGATTTTTTAACCTAGATATTGCTTCTCTATATCTATCATTGTAAAGGCTAATGAGATCTGGCTCACCTTTTAAAAAAGTATAAGCTTCTACTAATGATCCATAAAGAAGAGCGTTTTGTGCATTTGTTCCTAACCAAGAATTACCTGTAGCTGATGTTGTTATAGACTCAGGTTTATAATAATAATGAAGCTCTACTTCATAAGCTTGATCAGGAGTGGGTCCTACAATAAATGTATTATCATCCCACAAAGAATAATATTTTGGAAGACCTGTTACACTAGGATCTGGATTATATGTTTGAACAAAATTAACATCTTTATTCAATAAAAAATGATGAGTATTGTTTGATATAACGCTTAAACTATATGTTGATAAAAAATCTTCTGGAGTCGCTAAGTATTTGTTTGCAGTGGTTAAATTACCTGTAGAGTTTCTTCTATCCAAAGGAAGATCTACTTCAGAAAAAATTCTTTGTTCTGCGTTTTGAATAAAGTTATCTAAGTTAGCAATAAATGTTGATCCAGAATCTTCTACAAAATCTTGTATAGCTGTTTTTAATGTTGTGTATGTATAAGCCATTTATTACTCATGTAGTTGTTACTATTACCGTTCCAATATCTGCATTCATAGAATTAAATCTAAAGCTTGATCCTATCACATTTTCTTCTGCGTTGACAAATCCTGGATTTTCAGTTTTGACAACACCATCTCCAGCTTCTACGTCCATATTTGGTCTTGGCTCGTATAAGGCTTCAGGATCAACAGTGTTTGTAGGTATTTCTAATTGAGGTTGTTTGGGTGAATAACATTCAGGACAAGCTTTCCAATTATTCCATTGTTTTTTTAATTCACTTAATTTGTACTGTTGCCCGCAAATATCACAAAGAGCAATAGCAAATTTTCCTAACGCATAAGACATTATCTTAACCTATAACTTCTCATATCTGGAGCTACATTAAAAGAAGCTCTAGATTCGTCCTGATCAATAGCCCTTCTCATATCATCTTCATAAGCTGCTTTTAACATTTGCATTCTTTCAGGAGCTTTTTTGACAGACAACATGTAAGCCAAACCACTGGCAAGACACGGGTAAAAACGAAAAGGCATATCAACAGTATTTGTGGGTGAATCAGCATCATCCATACGAACTAATCTATTAAAAACAATTTGATCTGTGCTGTTTTCTGGTGTTGGCCATAAAAATAACTTAGGATTAATTTGTTTATCTAAAAAATATTGATTCGGTCTGGCTTGATTTTCTTTATCGGGAATATTTAAAAATTCTGCACGACTTATCATATTCATAGACATATCACTAGTTTTTCCATTAACAGTTCTTCTTAAAACTGCATCTAAAATATCAATAGTATCTGATCCCGGAGATATAAAATTAGTACCTTGTGTTAATGTTGTAATGGTTTGTTGCACAGTCCATTGATTAAGACCTCTATTAGCCCAATCAGCAAATAACAAGTTCATAGATCTTTTAGCGGTTTCTAAATCATAACCACTTCGCAACTCCAAGCCACATCTTTCGTAGGCTTCCTCAATGTATTCTGTTACATTTAGTTCAAAGTTTTTTGATCCGCTTAATGTCATTATGTATACCTTGTTGCCTTTCTTTTGCTGGGTATAATCTTCCCACACCCTTTATTTTTTTTACGTTTAAATCTACCAGAATAAGTACTGGTAAGTTTAGGAAACTGAGAACGACCAATAGCCACTATAGACCCCTAAACTAAGTAAAAAATATTTGAGCGTTTGCAATATTAGCGTTAGTTAAAACTCTTAGCCCGTCTTTTAAACGTATTCCTAGTGTTCCGGGAACATATACAGAGTCATCTGCATTTGCTGCTAAAGCATATTCAGTTTTAGTAGTCCATGTGCCATTTACTTGAGTTTGTATTTTTAGAGTGCCTTCACCTCCAGCACCAGCCTCAAAATAAGCACCCTTGAAATAAGCAAAAGTGCTTGGACCCCCAATATTTTTAATATTGGGAGTCGCAGATTTTGGATTAACTAAAACTTCAGTAGCATTTGCTCCTAAGTTTGCAACATTAGTTGGTCCAGCCATTTAAGCCTCCTAAACAGTAAATACTTTACTTTGTGCTTGAACGTAATTTACTACAAGAGTTCCTACACCTGCACCAGCATTAGAGCTTAAAAGTCTAATTCTCTTTTTATCTGTACCAGTGTTTAACCAATTGTTTGTTCTAGCAGCACTTGCTCCTGGCTCAATATTATCAGTATCCATTCCAACTGTACCGCCAGCAACAGAAGTTGCTGTTGTTAAAGCTGTTGCTTCTACGACTGTGCCATTATCCCATCCAAGACCTGCTGTTGAAGCAGCTCCATTCCAAGCTGTTGTTACAAATAATTGAATTGATAAAATTCTACTAAAAGCAGGAATAATGATAGTTGTTGCTGGGTCTGTAGCAGTTTGAGTTACAGCAGCAGATTGTGAAACTACTGTAAAACCTACATCGGCCATATTGCTTTGTACGTTAGTACCTGTTGTTGATTGTACAGGACCTGATTTAATAGGACCTGAAAAAGTTGTTTTACTCATTTTATATCTCCTTTGTCAGTTGAGTATCTGTCAATCAAAATGATTGTCAAAGTATGTTTATAGTAAACAATATCAACCTGGAATACAAGACAAAAAAAAGGGTAGCCTAAACTACCCTTTTTCTCGAAAAACTAAGTGTTAATTAAACACCTTGAGAGCCATAGATCCCACGAGGATCTGAATATCCGAAGCTGTAACGCTCCCTAGCTTTATATCTCATGTTTCCTGTATTAAAATCACCTTCCATAGCTGTTCTTAACGGACTTCTTTCGAAGTGTTTAAGACCATTAGGTGCATCAGTTAATATAAAGAATGCATCTGGGTCTGTTAAGAAATGGTTAACTACATAACCACCAGGTAAAGCGCTGGTATTTCTCATCGCATTGATGTCATTATCAGCAGTTCCTGGACGCATAGTAGACTCTAATATTCTGTCAGCAACAAATCTTAGTTGTGATGGAATAACAAGTTTTGTACCATTTAAAGCGATAATCATGTTTCTTTCGTCAACGAAATTACTAATATCAATTAGTGCGTTTTCAAGAGAAGTTTCATTTAAGTCAGCATTTGTAACTGGCTCATTAGCGAATGTACCGCCATATGAAAGTGGGTGAGCTGTTGAGCAAAGTTCAACACCATCGCCTCCAGTAAATGCATTGTTAAATGCGTTATTTAAAACGTTAGCCGCTTTAACTTGTTTTGTGTGATTCATAGACCTAGCTAATGCTTTGGTGTACCTGTTTGCAAGACGATCATAAAGATTGTCTTCTACGGCTTCCTCAGTTAATGCAAACGCAAGTGCGATTGTTTCGTGAGTATACCTTGAGGTATAAGCTTCTGAAGCAGAGTCGTATTGTACGCCTGCGCCTTCAGCTTTTTCAGCAGCATTGCCGAATCCTACAAGCATTACTTCTTCTTCGAATGCTCTGTCAGAAGATTCTGTTTCAAAAATCTCTGCGGATTCATCACCGTATCTGGCATATTCAAGTCCAAATAGAGCGTTGAGGCCTGGTTCTAGTTCTTTTGCGAGTTGTGCGCGTGATATAGCCATTTAAACCTCCTATACGCCAGTTGTTCCAGCGGAATACACTGAATTGTTAATAATAACGCGAACATTAGTATTAGCAGATGACGGATCGTCATTTTCTGGGTCTGTACTAATTTGCAGTGCTTTTAAAGGCAGTCCTGCTGTTGTCGCGCCGGTTCCTACGTCAAGTTCTACATGTGATATACCAGCAGTAGCACTTCCAACAGGGTTATTATCTACAATATCATAATTTGCAAATAATCCTGTTACTGGGAATGCTGCATCAGCTTGTACTTCATATACAACGTTTGGGTCTGTAATAACAAAGACTTCTATGTCTGATGCTGCTACAGGTTGTTGATAGGTATTCGCCCAAGTAGGTGTGCCTGTGGTTGGATCAGTATAATGAACACCATTAAACACGCCAAGAACACGATTTGTTTGACCAGCAGGTACTCTTCCAACTACTCCCGCAGCAAGAGGTTCTACGAGATCCCCTTGAAAGATGTTGGTATTATAACTACTTGCAAGACTAAATCTATCTTGACCGCCAGTGAAATCACCGCCGCCTACCATTTTAACTGGACGTAAACCAAAGGGGGCATCTTGATTTGCCATATTTTTTTCCTTTTAGTTATGAAACAAAAATTACTTATTGTTTCGGGGTTGACCAAATGATACTTGTGATCTTCTTTCCGGTGCATCTTTAGGCATCAAAGGATTATTATCCTTCATCCAGTCGTTATCAACTGCTTCCATTTGTTGTCCAGATCTATCTCTATAATATTTATTTCTCTGTTCTCTCAATTCCTCTGGGAATCTTGCTAACAACAAACCTCCAAGTCCTATAACTCCTGAGTGCTTACCATCTGCTACCGGTAAATCAGAATCTGGATACTCATCCGCTCTTACTAGTTCAAATCCTTCTTGCATTCGGCGATGGACATTAGATTTATCTTCTTGTCCTAGTGTTTCCGCTCGAATCCAACGATGAACAAATCCGTCTGGAGCATCCGGGGCGTACAATTTATTAGCTGGCCGCCATTGTACAGGGCGAGTTGAAGCTTTTCTTGTGTCTTTATTCCGTGAGTTTCTGTCTGCTGCTTCATTTTCTACAGGCTCATCGATTATTTCTGTCTGTTTTTTATCAGTCATTTTATTTCCTTGTCCCTTGTAATTTTAAAAGTTCTTCTGCGTACTTATCGTTTGGTACACCAAGTCTTTTTGCTATTTCTACCTGGGACCTTGTTAATTTAACAGATTTTGGTTTTTTTGCAACTCCTCTTCCAGAATTAACTGGAGCTACATTAGAAGTCTTTTTAGAAACAACTTCTTCTTCTTCTTCAGTATTAAAACCTGCAGCACTTAACCAAGGTTTAAGTTTTGAGTTTAATTCCTCGTAATACCCATCTGTTGAGCCATCAAAACCCTGTTCTATTAAATCATTGTGAATATTAAAAGCCACCGCTGTTAAATTTTTATCCTCACCAAACCAAGTATTTTTTTCAGCCCAGCTTGTAGCCTTTGGATCAGGTGGAGGTGCTGGTTGTGTATTGGCCTGAGGATTAACATTAGGAGTAATATACTCTTCCTTACGAGGTTTTGTTTTAGCTTTGTTTTTGTAAACCCTAAGCCTTTCTTTTTCAATTTCTACTTTTGCAAGAGCAGAGGTAGCTTCAGCTATTTTTATTGGATCATTTATTTCAGTTGCATCCGCTAAAGCTTTTTTTGCTTGATCTTCTTGACTAGCTACTCTTCCTTCAAATTCAGTTGCATAACCTTGATTAACCTGAGTGCTTCTTTGTTCAAGGTCTTCGGCTTTTTTCTTCATAGCCTCTGCATATTGAAGAGCGGCAGCCTCTCTTTCTTCTGCCTCTCTTCTTTTTCTTGTTAAAGTGTTTATTCTTTCTTGAGCGCTATTCTTTCTATTATCTAATTCTTTTTCAGATAAAGATTTTTCTTCAGAAGCAAACTCCTCTTTATCTTCAACTGCTGTATCTTCAGTAGATAAAGATTCCATATTAACCTCTACCTCTGTTTCTTGTATTTCTTGGTTTTCTTTATTTTCTTCTTGTTGATTTTCTTCCATTATTATCTCCTAAAAGTTTTTTACATCAGCAGGATCTGCTACTGTTGCTAAAATTTCATCATCATTTAAAATACGAACTTCAAAATCTTCTAGTTTAACTCTGGTTCCTGCATAACGAGCAATTAAAACCCAGTCACCCTCTTTACAATAAGGTCCTTCAGGAAATTTGTTTTTGTCTTTATAACAGTTAGGTCCAGTTTTTAATACATATCCAGTAGAGGTAGCCAAGGCTTCTCTTTCCCTTATTTGATCTGGTATATGAATGCCACCGTCAGTTTTTTGTTTGCCTTGATAAGGCACAACTAATAATCTCCATCCCGTAGGATTAGGAAGCTTCTCTTTTAATGTTAAATTAATTTTTGTAGGATCAAGATACCTGTCTTCCTCTTTTACCCAAACTGATTCGAAACCTGATTTATTCAGGTTTTTTTTATTTTTTGTACCTACATAAGAATCAGGTACTAAAAGTTTTTTATTCATTATCCCTATCCAATCTTTTTAAAAGTGACTGGATTTCAGATTCTACATAAGCCAAAGACTGCAACTGTCCTACTATGTTTTGATACATTGACCAGTTCTCAACTGAACCAGTTTCTGCTTGTGATTTTAAATCTTCTTGTCTCTCTCTTACTTTTTCAAGAACATGTTGTAAAATCTCATAATCAAACATAACATATTTATGTATATATTTGTTTACAGTTGTCAACCAAAAAATAATAAATGTAAACTATTTTGATTTATTATATAAATTATCAAAAGTTATATTTGGGTCAGTGTAACTTTCATGTTCTTCGCTACTATGTAATTCTTGACTTGGTTTAAAATCAGGAGCGCCTTCTCCTGTTGCCCATAATGCTGGATTTGTAACTCTTACCCTATTATTTGGTAAAGCTACTAAATTTCCTTTCCATTTTCCTTCAAGAAGATACAATAAATGACTTTGTTTATGTTGATCTGGACTATCAGCAATTTCATGTTCTGTGTAATCAACTGTAAAAATGTATTTAGCTAAATAAAATTCACCATCTATTTTTGCATACCAGGGTGATGATGATGTTCTGTCCATAACTATTACTGAATGATGGTGAGACATACAATCCCAAGGTTGACACAGATGATTTTCCATTCTTTCTGGCCATTCATCTACGGGTATATCTGCCATTAAGGCTTGTATAGGCATTCTAGCCCACATAGCACCTCCATGTACATTAGGCTCATCACCTTCAGCTTCACAGCCAGTAAAAACAACTTGAAATGATAATGATCTATCGGGAATACAGTTAACTGCAAACGCTAAAGCGTGTAAAAACTCACCATGATATTTTTCGTGACCCGCAGTAAATTCTTTTCTTACCCATACCTTAAAGTAGGGTACATTAGATATTAAATAAGACATCCTCTCCTCCTTATCTTATTTTATTTTTTTTTGCCGCCTCTTTTTCTACCTTTAGAAACTTTGCCGCCTCTTTTATAGCCTTTAGCTACTTTACCACCTTTTTTGTAACCTTTTGCTTTTTTAGCAGCCCCTCCTCTTTTCATTCCTTTTGCTTTTTTAACGGCTCCGCCACTTCTCATTCGCATGCCGCCCTTACTGTTTTTGAACATATCTATCTCCTTTTTTTAGTTGTTCTTTTTTTAGCTGTTTGTGCAGCTCTTTTAAAGTTTGCTGCAGTAGGAGCGCCCTTTGCTCCTTTTTTTCTCATGCGTTCGCCTCTTTTTCTTTTCGCATGAATGTTAGCATATAAACCTGGTCTTTTCCCAGAACTTTTTTTTCTTGTAGCCATAATGTTTATCTTTACCTTTTTTTACCTTTATGTAAACCATGTCTAGCATGTTGTTTACCTTTTGCTGTTGCTGCTCTCTTTTTCTTATTAGCTCTAGCTAGTTTTGCTCTACCTTTTGATGTAGATTTTAATTTTTTAATTGTAGCAGAAGGAGCATATACCTCACCAGTTGCAGATGATTTTTTACCGCTAGGCGTTCTCCATTTTTGTTTGCCCCATCTTTTTAAAGATTTTTGTGTCTTTTTAAGAGCCATTATTTATAACCGCCACCTTTTGCTTTATATTCTTTAGCTAGCATTTGTGCTTTTCTAGCAGACCATTGACCCGGCCTACCACCTTTGCTTCCTGCTTTTATTTTATTAAACAAATTTTTTCTCATGCTTGGTTTTGTATAATTACCTGCTTCATTAACACGAGATTTACTTTTTTTCTTTACTCCACCACCCTTTTTTAATTTAAGAGCTGACAATGACTTTGCTTGTTTAGCGTGTAATTTACTTGCTTTTTTTAAACCTTTGACAACTTTTTTAACAGTTTTTTTATTTTTTGTTGATTTAACCATTTAACATTTCCACCTTCTTCTTGCTTGTCTAATACGAGAGTTTGGATTGTTTCTTGTTTTTGCCGAACTTCTCTTTAGTTGTCCTAATGATCTTGCACAATAAGACTTCCTTCTTTTTGCAGCCTTACTACCTTTTTTAACTTTGCCAGTAACTGCTGTTTTTAATTTAGATCCGGGATTTTTTTTACGATAAGCGGCAACACCCTTTTTTGTCATACCAGCACCAGATTTAGTTGGTCTGTAATTACCACCTTTACCTGTGGTTCTTCTAATAGGGTTTTCTTTTTTTCTAGCCATTGTTTTCTTTTACTACATAGCTAAAGGATTGTCATTATTGCCAAGCTTGTCAATCCTATTTTCATTTCTATCTAATCTTTTTTCTAAATTATCAACCTTTGTTGTTAACTCAGCAATAGATTCTTGCAACGGCACAATATTTACTGACTTAATTTTTTTCTTTTCTATATTATCAAGACGTAAATTAAACTGGCCCCAAGTGTAGAATCCTCCTCCTATAGCTGTAATTACCCCCACTATGGTTATGTACTGTTGAAGTTTAGGTAATATATTTTTCATAACTATCTCCTATTTTTTACCAATGTATAAACCAAACCAAGCTGCACCTGCACCTACAATAACAGATACAAATGCAGACTGTGAGTTAGTTGGATCAGGTAATGTCATAAACCAATCGCAAGTCTTGTAAAACATAACACCATACAATGTTATCAATATGCGTGGAAAAACTCTCCATTTATCAAAACCCTCTGGATTATTATACCAAGACTTTCTTTCTACTTCGACTATTTTAATATCTTCAGACATTATCTAAAAATCTCCATATTCTGGGTTTGTATTAAACCTGATTGTTGGTTTAAATTAGTTCCCACTAAACTATTGTATCCATTTATATTATCACCTAAATCTATATTTGCATATATAGTTTTTGATTCGTACCAATTAGCTCCATCTGGTATGTTCATGTTTTGATAATCATTAAATCCGGGTGAGTAGCCCATATATGCTAACAAATTAGCTTGTCCTTGCATGCTGTATTCTCCAGATTCATTTTGATTTCTTTCATTAGCCTCTTGTTGAGCCTGTATATTTTGAGCTACAATTTGATCTGCTACTTGATCTGCTTCTGATGCAGTCATAACAGAAGATGTAACGTTTTCTATTTGATTTTCCATAGTTGTTATTTGAACTTCAGCCATAGCAACAGAAGGTGTATTATCAACGCCAGGCATAGGCATTATAGTAATAGATTGTAACACATTATTAGTTTGTACTTGATCGGCAGCGACCTGATTCGACACGGTAGGCGAATTAACGCTTCCTAATGTTGTACCAGAAACATTTACAGAGCCGTTATTGTTATTTGAACTGCTACTACCTGAAGATGCATAACTTCCTCTTACAACGCTTGTAACAAGGTTTGAGATAGTATTTCTTGTTGTTGATATATTTCTTCTTTTAAATTGATTCTCTTCTACTTCTTCTTCTATTTCTTCTGGACTTATTTCATCAATTGATTCGTCAAGTAATTCTTCTTCTTCCTCGATTGCCTCTTCTTCATCAAACAATTCTTCTATAACCTCGGCAATCTCTTCTTCAATAACCTCTTCTTCTACAAACACAAGAAAGTCTTCTTCAACTCTTTCTTGAACTTCTTCAAAGAATTGAACTACTTCTTCTGTTTCTATATCTACTATTTCTAAAAACTCTTCTTCCAAATCCGGAAGAGCATCCACAAACTCAATATCGTACTCGCTATCAATATGTATAAGTAATGAGTCATCTTCTAAATTAAATCCCTGATCAGGTTCAGTGTCGCTAAGAATAAAAATAGTATCAATGTTACTACCATCATCGTTCCAATCGTTATTATCTTCAAGGCCCACTGAAAAAGAAAAAAACTGTTCGTCTTCATCTGTGCTAAACCCAAATATTGTTTCATCTTCATCATATCCAAATATTATATCCTCATCTATTCCATAAAGAAAGTTATCATCGTTAGAGTCATTTGTTAAATCATAGACGTCACAAAGCTCTGAGTAAGAAGAATTGACTAAACACTCAGAAGAAAGATTACTAAATGATTCGTCTATAACTTCTGCTGTAGTAAGACTAAAGTCATCTGTTTCAATATATGTAGTATTATTGTTATCTAAATAACGTAAATAAGTTGTTGCTTCGTTATTTCCTTGAACGCCTATTGTGAAATTATGTGATCGAACCTGTATTTTATCGTAGCGAAATTCGATTGTATTTGTGCCTTCGTATAAAATAGCTTCAAAGGTATTTTGTAATTGATTGCTGTATTCTTTTGCGTTGTACCACCCTATGACAAAATACTGGTCTGCATCAGATGTATTACCAAATGTCTGAATATAAGGATTTTGAGTACCGTCTCTGTTAATTAAATCCGTCCACATTGGAAAGACACTGTAATTAAACGAACTTGCTGGTAGCGTTTCGGACAAGTAATTTCTTTGTCTTGATACATTAAAGTTTGACTGAAACGTAAAGAAACCGTTCATAGATATATTTACCTGGTCAAATGTTTGATCATAAAAAGTAAAATCAAAACCAATATCTTTCATACCACTCATCGAATCATCTCCAAGATTAAGAGCTGTGCCTGAGTTTTGTATATTTATTATACTTTCTGTACCAACAGTAAACGTAGGGTCTGTTGCCCATGCAGATGTTGTTAAAAATAATAGTGTTACTAGCCTGAACATATCTTGTGCTTAGGATATTTTTTACAGAAGTCGCCTTTACGATATGCTTTTATTTCGTAACCACTTAATTCTTTTTTTATTTCATCCCAGTCAGGTCTGTCTTCTGGATTTTGCTCCCATGCTATACGAGCTTCTTCACCTATCTTACCTTTATACGGACAGGGACTTCCGGCTTGCATCATCGAACGCCACACGCGCGGATCCTCACAGAGTAATGCAACAGCTGCAACCTTCATTCCCATATCATAAAGACCTTTACTAAGCTTTAGTCTTTCGCAGTTTTCGTCTCGCACACTTCTACCTGTTGATACACCAAAGAATTGAGTTTGAACTGCTGAACTAGATCCTGATGTGCATAGGTCCTGACTATATGACATTATAGAAGGAGCCACGGCGCTCGGAGGTGGAGATTTAACTCTTTGTGTTACCTTTTGTGAACTATTGCTTGTTGATGTGTTTGTATTTACATTCTGTGAAGTGTTGTTGTTAGTATTAAAATTTTGATTGTTTGTTGTAACGTCAGAACTTGATGTCGAAACATTGTTGTTATTGTTTGTCGAAACACTTGTTGAATTATTGGTATTTAAGTTGGTATTTTCTGATGTAGAGTTGTTAGTTATCAAAGAAGTGTTGTTAACATTTTGTGTTTGATTAACAGTGCTTGTTACAACAGAAGTATTATTGTTAGTATTTGTTGCGGTTGAATTAGTTGTTGAGTTAATTGTCGTATTATTAGTATTGGTGTTATTAGAAACATTAGTATTTTGATTATAATTAGTGTTCGTGTTGGTGTTATTACTAGTAACAGTCGATGTAGTCGTAGTTGTATTCGTTATGTTGCTATCCTCAGCCCATAAAGAAAGAGAAGCTAATAAAAATATAAAAGCAACCACAAAAGATGGTGCGTGTTTATGAATGTATGACAACATAATTGTTTCATCTCCAGTCTCTCTTATATTTATTGTAAAATTTTAAACAGCCACGAATATAATGTATTATTTTTTATTTTTATCTAAATACATCTTTTCTCTTTGAGCATCAATCCTTTCTTCAGCAACTCGTGTTCTTTCTTCAATTGCTTTTTCTTGAACATCAACCCTGTCCATAGCAACTCGAGCATTTGCTTCGTCAGATATAATATCATGCTGAAGTCTTTGTTGAAATTCTTGATTTTTTCTTTCCATATCAGCTTCTTTTAAGTTTATTTCCTGCTGACGAAGAGCTACTAAAGGATCTACTCCTTCTACAGGCTCTATAGATTGAGTAAATAATTCACTTAAACCAGCAATTTCTTGAGCAGTATACTCTTCAATTTTAGCTTGCAGCTGTGCTTGAACTTCTGGTGGAATTTGACCTTGATATTGTTGTTGTAGGGCTTGTATTTCTGGTTGCATCTTTTGCATAACCATATCTTTTGCTTTAAATGACATATGATCATAGATATGAGCAGTAAGATTAGCTACTAAGTCTAAATTTGCATTTAAAGCTGGATTACCTAATAAAGACATATGTGCTTTTATGTGAGCATCGTGATCTTGTTCTGGAAAAGCAGTAAGTTTTCCACCTCTCATGGCAATAGCATTCTCTTTTGCCGGGTCTAATGGCTGAGGTTTAGTAGGTCTAGGCAGTATTTCATCAATATTTTGTAAACCCAAGGAAGAATACATCCTTCTGTATGATTCATACAAGCCATTTGGCCCATGAATAGCTGGATTTGACTGTACTAATTGTAATTCTGTTTGAGCTAAAGCAATACGTTGAGCCATAGAAAAAATATTTGGGTCACTTACAGGTATAATATCTACTCTTTCATCAAAATCTGCTTGTTTTACTGATTGATCACCATTTGCTGTCATATAAGGGTAACTTGGTGGTAAATATTCGCTAAATAGACGTGCTAATAGCTTAAATTCTGTTTTTTGAGCATAATGTAAACGCTTATGAATAGCTGACATTACCCTCGTTCCTTGTTCTAAATTAGCAATTGTGGTGCCAACAGGAGCATTTTTATCTACTTCTTTGTACGGGAAGTCGGCAATAGCAGCAAATCCTCTGCCATTTTCTTCTAAAGTTTTTAATAAACCAAATAATGTTTGAGAAGGCTCTTTAAAAGGTAAAGGTATTAAAGAATTTTGTAGTGATCCGCCTGGTGCGTCTACATCTCTAAATTCACCCGGTTGCAAAGGTACATCATCATCTCTAATACGTATACCTCTAGCTTTAAACCCAGCTGGTAAGTTTGCTAATGTACCAGCATCTATTAGTTGACGCAGAATAGATGTAGCAGATGTTGCCATACCACCAATGATATGAGGTAATCCAAACCCATAAAAACCTAAACCTGGTAAAAATTTATAATGAACAAAATATTGAATAGGTTTTTTTAATGGATCGCCTTCATAATAATTTCTTCTAATAGAAAGAACATTACCATTAACGGCATCGAGGGTTACAATATAAGGAAGTTTTATTCCTGTTGGCTCATTGCTTTCGTCAATATCTTCAAAGCCCTCAATATCTAAAAAAGTGTGAACTTCATATAACTCAAACACATCATCATCGTAGTTAACTTCTTCTATACCTGATAACTTATCTATTTCTTTTTCAACATCGCTTTGTGAAACAAAACCACCTTTTACATCAACATCTTTATAAAAACCGGATAATTGTAATTTTCTTAATTCGTTACCAGCTATAGTAAATTGTTGAGCAATTCTTTGAGCTGATATTAAATCAGTAGTGTTGTAGGGAACAATTAACTTTTCAGCATGTACAAATCTTGCACAAGGTCTGTTCATAGACGGGTCATAATAAACTTTTTTAAAGGCAGATCCTGATAAAGGTAAATAAAATAACAATTGATCTGTTTCTGGATCATACTCTTCCATTTCACAGGTTATTTGATAGTTCATAAATTCTTTTACTCTTTCTGCTTGTGCCTCTGTTTCAGCATTCTTAGTGCCAAGAATCATTGTGCGAACGGGACCACCTGCTGGTAACAATTCTTTATAAGCCATTGCTTGAAACTTAGTGGCGCTTTCTGCAAGCATAGGATGAGTAACACCTGATGCTCCTTGAAAAGGTTCTGATCTTTCATCGTTATTAATGCCTAATAATTCTAGGCCTCTACGATAAGCGTCCTCCCATTCACTTCTTGAGCTTTTGTCTTCTTCAATATATGACAGAATATCATTTGATAGCTCATGTAAAATACTATCGTCTACATACTCTGCAATATTTGCATCAAAAGGTATTTGTTCTTTTTCTAATAAACTTTCTTCCATTGTAAATTCAATGGAACCATCATCAAGTTCGACACCTTCTGTGTTTTGAACTAAATCTAAAATATCTGAATCTACCTTTAGTTCATCAAGCGGATTGCCCTCTACAATTATTTCTTCTTGCTCGGGTCCTCCTGGACCAAAAGGATTTTCTGGAGTAGCCATTAATTAATCTCCGACCAAATAAAACTAATATACTCTTCTAGCGTTATTGTGTTATAGTCTAAAAAATCTGCCATGTCCATTTTCTAGAATACTCCAGAAAATTTACCACCTTTAGTAGCTGCGCCCATACCCCTAGCCGTACCAGCACCATTCCCTGTTGGAATAGCTACTTCTGTAGGCTCAGTATAAATAGGACCATCTTCAGAAAAATTTTCTTTTTTTGATTTTTCTTTTGACTTCATGCTCTTTGACATTTCCTTCTCCTTAATAATATTTAAACTGCCTCGGTGTTATTTCTTCATCTAAATAATCTTCTGGATGAACAATAAATCCACCTTCACGAAATCGTAGTATAGCCTGGGTTGTTGAATCTACCAAGTCATCATTATCACCATTTGGAAATGATGCACATTCTTCAATTAATTCTTCAGCCCAATCTGTGTCAGGTGCATATACTTTTCCTGATTCAAACAACGGTGCGCAGGCATTGGCACGAGCTATTTTGTCTTGTCCAGCACGTCTACCACCAGGGGTAAAATTAATAACTGGTATACCCATTGTTCGTAGCTCTTGTGTTAAAGGAAGACCACTAGCCTTAGCTTCGATAAGAACCATATCAGGATCATACTCCATATAACTTTCATAGGCTTTTTTCTTTAATGTAGGAAACTCCCATCGACCTTTTTCACTGTTTAACAAACATATGCACTGCGAATCATCTTCATTAGGCGTAAATATTCCCCATGTCGTTATAGCACTATAGTCAGCTCTTTCTGATTTAAGAAATGCTGTATCGTAGGATTGTATAATATAATCACAATAAGGAGGATCATCATCTTCCCATTTCTGCCACCATTCTCTTTTTAAGATTGACGCTGCATCGCTTGTTGGTTTTTGTAACCATTGAGCATTCCATTTTGATACAGGAAGCGAAGACTTAACACCTTCAAGTTCCTCACGAGACCAGAAACCTGGCCACAATACATTATCGTCTTCAAATATAGCAGGAAACTCTATAACTTCCCATTGATCTGCACCTTTTCGAGACTGCATCTTTAAAACTTCTGCCGTCAAATCTTTTGTAGACCAACGTGTCATAACAATAACAATAGAACCACCTGGCTGTAATCTTTGTCGTGGACCAGAAGTGTACCACTCATAACAAGCTTCAAAAGATGTTGATGACAAAGCATCTTGCTCAGAGTGTGGATCGTCAATAATCAACAGATCTGCACCACGTCCTGTTATCGCTGCACCAACACCAGCAGCAAAATACTCACCACCTTCTACTGTATTCCAACGACCAGCCGCTTGACTTTCTGGTGATATCTTTACTTCAGGAAATATCTCTCTAAACTGAGGACTGTGTACCAAAGCCTTACATTTACGACCAAAACCTGTTGCTAGTTCTGTTGTATGCGTTGCTTGAATTATTTTTAATTTAGAATTAAGTCCCATCATCCATGCTGGAAAGAAAACACTAGCAAACTCAGACTTCGTGTGTCGAGGTGGCATGTTTACAATAAGGCGTTTTGATTTGCCTGTTGCTACATTTTCTAGTTGTTTAGCAAATACTTTATGATGTTCACCTTCTATAAAATCAGGCCACATATGTTTAACAAATGTTATAAACTTTTTCTGAGCTTCTGTTTGATAGTTTAATTTATTTAGCCTACGTTTTAACTGTAAAGCGTATTTAGCCTCATCATCTGTAAGACTATCAGCAATCTTGTCCCAGTTAATTTGAGACATTTTTTAACTCTGCGTTAAAAATAATAAGACTAATAAAAATATACCAATACCAATACCTACATATTTTTTCATTGAAGGTATTTCTCCCCACGCTTCATTGTGTGGAGTATCGGGATTATCGGCAACAAATCTACCTTTTTTTGTTCGCGCACGTTTTCTTACTTTAGGTTTAATTTTTTTTAATTTTTTATTCATTTTTTACTTCCTCTTATTTGTTTCATGGCCCGGCCACCAAACCAAAATGAAATGATGGTTGAAAATAAAATTTTTGATTCTTCATCCCAACTATTTATAATGGCTTGATAAGCATCATCTCCTTCTTGTATTGCAACATAGACAGCCAATCCTTTAATAAAACCAAATACTATAAAAAAGAAATAAGTAATTACAGGTCTAACAGATGCTTGTAATGCAGATACAAAAGATGATTTATTAGCTTTAGCTAATTCAGATGCGTGTTTATATATACTTTCAGCTTCAGATATATCAGCTTGCGCGTCAAGTTCCTCTACTTTTAATTTACTAAGAACTTCAGCGTGCTTTGCTTGGGCTTCCAATAATTTTAATTGATGACGATTCTTCTGCCCTTGTTCTAAAAATCCAAGGATATTCGGCAAAAAACTTGTGCCAAAGCCTAATGCAGATCCAAGCAATGATAGCATATCTTAACCAACTATTATTATAAATAAAAGCAAACCAATAATAATACCTGATGCGGCATCGATATAATTCCAATTATGTTTTTTTACATAATTAATAATTGTTTTTAATTTTTCCATAGCCCTCTCCTAGCTTGTTGTTTTATTTTTTGTTTTAATTTGTATATCAACTTCTTGTGATTCTGGAATATTTGCATTAATTGAAATATTACTGGAAGAACAAGAGATACAAAACACACCCACAACAAATATAGCAATAATATGTTTCATTGTTTTTCTCCTATATTGTTGTTTTAAATTAGTATTTAAACAAGTGCAAGAAAAAAGGGGTAGATCCGGGAGGGTGGCGACTACCCCATATCTTCATTTAGACAGGAAGATTTTATACAATGGGTCGAGTACTCTCTAAAACATTAGAGAAAACACGTCTTTGTTCTTTTGATGTAGGGTTTGGGTTGTATGAAATTTTTAAATTATTATTCATGCTATTATTGTTTTGATTAGACCCCCCTAAAAGCCTATTCCACCGACCAAGGGACCCATAGGATTAGGTGGGGCATTATAAAAACGAGGATCTTGCATCATAGGATTAGGCATTTGCATTGGTGTTTTAGATACTTGACCACCCATATTGTATTGATCAAAATACACATCTGGTACACGTCTTCTAACCTGACCACCATTAGCGTATCCCTGTCTTGTTGTTTTATCAGCAGTGTCTATACCTAATGCAATACTGATAGCATCTTGAAGAGATATTCCGGGGTTTTCTTTCATTATTCTATCTACTTCTTCTGGATTAGCTCTTCCAAAATAAGGATTATAATACGGATCTTTTACGCTACCGCCTTCATTCATTTCCACACCTCTACCTTTTAATATATCTGCATATGTTACTTCACCGTCATTGTTTAAATCTGGAAAACTTTTGGCTTCGCCTCCTTCTTTAAATCCAGGAATTAAAGTTGGTCTTGGCCCCCTATCGTTAGGACGGTATTGTCTAAATTCATCTGGGCTAAATTCTTCTGTGTAATCTTTTCTTTCTACATTGTATGGAGAATTTTTGCTTACTGCGTAACTATCTCTAAAAACTCTTTCTGGTCTATCCATGTAAAGATTATAAGAATCAATAGGCGTAGCACCTGTAGCAAATTCTAAAAACATATCAGCAACTTTAAATGGTGAAAGACCTACTTCTGCAGCTAAAAGACCTAATTTTGTTCCTATACTATCTTGATCAGTTGGATCCCTTAAAAGTCTAGTAAACACATTCCTTAATCTTCCTAGTCTTATGTCGTCATATTCTCCAGTTTCCCTATCAGGGACCCTAAAGTAAGGCGATCTTTCTGCTATTCTTGGTCTAGTTTCATCAACCTCACCACCTTTAGCAAAGCCAAAGTCAGACATAACGCTAGGAGCAAATGTTTTACCAGCAAGAAACGCACCGGGATTAGCCCCAGCTACAGCGTTTTGATATGCAATGCCAGCAACTGGAAGCTTAGCTATACCTTTGCTTGTTGAGGCGGCAGTATCATACAAAGTCTTACCAGTTTTAGCAGCAAAGTCTTTAATATCTTGCATTAATTCATCTCGAGTTTGACCTTCGTATCTAACGGGATCAGGCTCTGGAAGGTCTAACATGTGTTGTTGAAATTGACGACCATCTAATATTGACCTTAATACCTCTAGATCAGAAGAATCTCCTCTATTTACAGAGGCATTTCCTGATGAGCCAGACAGTAAAGCGTCTCTGGTATAGCTATCAAAACTAGGATAATTTTCTCTTCTTCCTGTTACTACAATCTCTTCCATAAATTTATCTATATCATCATTACTTAAAAACACCAATTATTTTTTTGTGTGGTGATTATTTGGCAAAATACTACTACCCCTATACAGTATATAAAAAGATAGGGGCCGATATGCCTCTCCCCCCTCGCAACAATAAAAAATAGATAAATGAGATTCGAGTCGTAGGGTACCTATGGCACAAAAAAAGCCCTAGTTTTTACACTAGAGCTTTAATTTAATTATTTGATTCGTTTAGAAAAATTTACTTATGAAATAAAAGATAATAAACGGAATCGCAATAGCTAAGCTAATTTTACTTGTTAAGGGTACGTTATCCATTAATCTAACAGCACCATGTAAGCGTCTGGCTCATGTTTTCTAAACCAATCTAAGCCTTTGCGTACTTTGTCCCAATCGCCCATATATTCAGAACCAATGATGGAATCATAAACAGCAACGGCATCTGGTGGAATCACTATCGACTCACCACTAAATCGATTCCTTACCTTGACGGGGTCAGAATCACATACGACACATTCAAAGGGTAATTTTCTATCACTCATTATGACACCTCTTTAATCTGAAGTTTTAAAGCTTTGTGATTATCTGATGTAGTTGCCTTGCAATTAATAAAGATATCATTCTTTTCTAGATCGCTAAGATTACAATCAAGTTTATCAAGTATAAAATTGCTTGTTGGCTTCGATAATATATCGATTGTAGCACCTCGACTCGTTTTCGATACTTTAACGCATGTTTTGTACTTGTTGAGTCCATGCTTGAGTCGGTAGTCTTTGTCGAGTCGTTGACCCTCTCGAATCTTTTTTTCTGCCGATTCAAGCATAATTGAATCACCTCTCAAAAATCGATAATAAATAGCATTAGCAAAAAAGCCGTTATTAGTGAGAAAAGAGTCGGCACTCTCTTGTAGCCACACTCTCGCCATGCCTTTATTCGTTGTTATTTTAGTTTTCAAAATGTTCATAATAAACCTCTCTTAGTTGTTAAAGTTTTATTATTACCTAGAAGTTACCTATTGTAAACCTTATTAAGTAAAATAATTTATCTTTTAAATTAACAATAAAACAAGATTAAAAATCATTAAAATTAAAACAATCAATAAATCATATTATATATAAGGCCTCTTATACCAGGGTAATACCGGTCTTTATACGTGATCCCGACTCATCCCGACCCGACTGGCCCGACCCGGATTCCGGGCAACAAAAAAGGCCCGACCTGGTTACAGACCGGACCTCCCGAGGTTTAACTTATACAGCTAATTTGAAAGTATTAAAAAACTTTAGGCCTGGATACTCGTGCATCTTGCCGATATCGATAACAAATTTTGACTCGAGTCCTTCTTTTAAAAGCTTCTTAGAACCTTTAAAATATAGAGCAACAGCGACTCCTTCACCATCAAGATGACGAACGTCGGAATCATCGCCGCTGACCAGGGGATACCATTTGTCATGAATATATAAACCTTTCTTTACATTCAAAACGTAATCGACCTGGGTTTGGTTCTTAAAGACTAAAGCCATCCTTGAACCACTATTAATAGCTTTGATGACCTCGCCCTGGTAACCAAGCTTAGCACTGTAAGAGAAAGTAAGATCATAATTACTAGGAGTCTTGCCCAACCTGGAACCTGATTTGGTGTAATCATAAAATATTACATTGGGATAGTCAGAAAATATTTCCGGGAGTTTACGCTCCCATACAATATCAGATGTTACATTCAAGCGAACCAGGGGGATCAATCCGTCACGGTCTGCAATTCTTACAAGCGAGTCCAATTCTTTCCTTAGTTGTGCCTCGAACTCTTTGGGGTATTCCATCCAAAACCAAGTTTTGGCCAACCTGGACATTTTAACCGGACCCATTACACCACGCCCAACTGAAACCAGGCAAGGTTCTTTGCATCCAGCCTGTTCATAGTGAGTACATACTGTATACCCGGAAATGTCGGCTGGTTGCATATGTATCACAGCCGTTAAAAATCCTAGTTTTGAATTTTTAATTATTTTAGTATTAGTATTGACCCCAAATAATTTTTTAGGAAACTTATCAAAATAATGATAATACCTGGAATCAAGCTTTCCTTGTTCTTTAAATTCTTTAAACTTTTTATATATAGACATATTAAAACCTCTCTTGTTGTTAATATAAAAAGATTAGATTATTTTATTAATTTT